CAGAAAATCGTTTTGAAGTCACATGTTTCATTGACGGTTTTGGCATTATCGACAACGAGGCAAAGGAAGCGTATCTTCTGGTTGAATGTTACGGGTTTCTTTTCCAAGGTTCCATAAAACCGCTGCCCGTACAGAACATCTACCTTGTGCTCACCATAGGCGAGCGGTATGCGCATAAAACGGTAGTAATACTCGGACAGCTCACCGGAATCAAGAATGATATTGCCTTCGAACGAAGGAGCGCCGAGCTCGAGGAACCTTTTGAATCCCTCGCGGTTGATATTGTTTGCCATGATATTTTTCCTCCTAAATACTTACTTCGTTAAGCCCTCGAATTTCGGATTTTTCCAGAGCACATTCTTCATATCACTCCTTTTCCATCTGAACAGTCCAGCCGTTCACGTCGGAATAAACCGCATAGAGCAGTGTTGCAAAATTATAGCCTCCGTCATACAGCGTGTAACGAAGGGAAATGTTCAGCGCAAGAGTGCGTTCCTTGACTGTGCCATCACAATCAAGATAGCTGAATATCTTTGTCGGATGGGAAAACCATGCTTCCCGTTCTTCATTGAATTTATCTTCATCGTATTCCACGACTTGCTTGAAACACGAATCAAACGTAACAAGCTTGACCGACGAAAACACATCAGCCATCATCCCGCACTTTTCAATCAATTCATCAGGCCATTCGACTTTGATGATTGCTGCACCATCGCGCAGTTCTTTCAGTTCTTTGTGGGGACTCAGCGAGACGTTGTAGCGTTCACTGAGGAAGGTGAACAACCAAGACCAGTCAATGACTTTCAGGAAGTTGGATACTTCCTTGGAATCCATGAAAATTTTGATTTCTTTCCGTGCCATAGTTTTATCTCCTGTTTTTCGATTTTCTAAAAAATGGTTCAAGTCATAGAATTCCAGTTATTGCCCAACCATTCACACCAGCCTGTGGTGGAGGAGGGGCAATTTTTGCTGTCCGCGCAGATATGATTCAGCAGCATTGCCAAGTGAAACTTATCCAATGTCCGAATCATTTCGAGATTTGTCTTATCAGACTGCACGATTGTCATGTCAACGTCGGTTTTCGTCTTGATGTACGACACGGCGTCGCTCATCTTTTTGAAAAAAATTCCGCAGACCGGGACAAAGTATCCAACCTCGATGGAAAGCTCTGCCAAAAGACGGTAGCTATCAGCAGTGTTCGTCCTCTGGAAAAGTTCATCGAACTGAGTGCGAATTTTCTTCTCATCGTTTTTCCCAATGTCATTCAGGTCAAAGATGTATTCCTGAACAATGAACCCATTATTAGATTTCGTGGGCACATATGCTTTGTAACAGGATGCATCAATCTGTTTCATGACAATCGGAAAGTCATGGGAAGACGTGGAATAGAGACGTGCTTTATCGACTTCCTTTTTCAGCTTTTCCAGCAGCTTTTCAAGAACAGCCTTGAGATATTCGGCGTGCTGATGGCAGGTATCCACTTCTGTCTGGAACATACCGGTGTCATCTTTGAGCCGCCCGGTTTCCCAAGCTTTGTCAAAGACGCACTTGAGTTTCTGGAGCTCGGTTGCATCCAAGTTGTCGTATTTCCCGGACTTCGTTTTAGCCTCAAAAATGGCGATTGCTTCACGCACTTCACTGTACGAATCAAGTATCAACTCAAGGTCCTCCAAAAAGAGTTTCTTGTTGATGTCGATGGAGTAATTGATGTCGGTAATGCGCAAGGTTATGGTTTTTGCTTTTTCTTCGACATCAAACCCCATTTCCCGGCAGATATCCGGGAACTGTTTCAGATACATCATATTTTTTCACCTCAAACTTTCTCAGCGATATCTTCGCCGTATACCATGCTCGGGTTGGAACCGTTGTCCAATTCGGCAACATAGCTAAAATCTACAGTTAATGTGTTTGTCGTAGGCAATTTCTCCTTTCCAAGTAAAAAAAGCAGGCCCGCCAAAATGGTGGGTCTGCTTGTTGTTTACAGATTGTGAATTGTACGGTGGCAAATGCTGCTAAGTGGAATGTTATCTATCGTACACTTCCATTCTATTCGGTTCGCACAAACATGCAAGTGAAAATGGGCCTTCCCAAAAGGAAAGCCCACTGTATGGTATTGCTGATACTCAGATAGCTGCACAGAAGTTCGCAAGGCGCTGCCAAAGCAAGTAGTTGTCGTAGCTCATGCGTACCTTTTCGGGTACACCTGTAACGAGATACCACTTGTGTGCCTTAGCCTTGATGTTCGAGATGCGCTGCTGTTCACTGCGCGTAAAGGCTTTGCTGAACATACGGCGTCTGCGCCCGGAATTCCAGTATGCACCCTCCATAGTCTCGCAGATAAGAGCATAGGCAAGTTCGTTCTGAACATCGTCATGGGTCAACTCGATAATCTTACCCATATTCAGGCACCTACCTTTCGGCTGGACTTCTCGCGGCTCTGATGCACCATGGAAAGCGCATAGTCGAGCGCAGCAGCATCATCCGGCAGATAGGTGACGGATTTGAGTTCTCCGTACTCGCTGTGATGGCGCGGGATGGTCTTGGGTCTTTCCGTAACGACCGTCTCCTTCTCGAAATGCAGAGCAATCCGATTTGCAGGAACGGCATACCGTTTCTGCCGCTCGCATTCCTTGAAATAGTCGATGGGCGTTGCGAACCCCAAGGGTTTTCTGCCATCAAGTCCCGTAACGGTGACGACATACGCCTTGATGCCTTTCGCTTCCCGTCTCTGCTGGTCCGCATAGTAGTGGTAGGAGATGTACATCGGCGATTCCTTCAAATACGCGTTAGATTCCCGCGCAATGTAGGTCCCGCTTTCCCTGCAAAACCACAGAAATGTCTGAGGTTTACCGTCGGCTTTCGCTTCCTTTGCGGCTTTCTGAATGACCTTTGTGTCGAGGTCAAAGTCCGACTGATATTGTTTTGTGACCTGCTTCATCGCAGATTTCAGTTCCGGTAAAATCGGAATCATAGTATTATTCATTTCAATTCCCCTTTTAGAACGCTGTGAGCTTGGAAATATCCATGTCATAGCGTTCATATTTGTGGATGTAATCGAAAACGGTGTTCATCTGTGCCTGAGTTGCGGTTTTGGTGGCGTCCATATCGAGAAATGTTTTTCCCAAAGACGGATTACGAACCGCAATCCAACCGCGCCGGTACAGGTAATCGAGACCCTTCCCGCTCCAATCATAGGCCATGTCCAAGACTTCCTTATCAGAGAGGTTCAGGCGTATTCTGTTTTGCATGATGATGCGCCCCGCAAGAGCCGCATGTTCTCCAAACTCGCAAGGATACCATGTTCCGTCCGGAGCAATCATGCCGTATTCAGATAACTTCTGGATATTGTTAGATTCGTTCACACAAATGACCCCTTTGTAGTCAGGTGTTATTGTCCAAAAACTCCTGGCATTCGGTATCGTTCATCACGAACCCGAAATACGCCACACGCTTAACGGTTGTCTCCCAGACGCGCATCGTGCGACTCCTGGGCTGTACGACCCAGGAATGACAACGCCAAAGCCCGTCCTCAGAAAGAGCATACCCGGTCGCAATAGAGCAGTGACCACGGTTTGCATCCCAAAGATAAGCGGAATTCGCGTGACATTGACTGGGCTGACCCTTGCGCATATAGTTGCTGCCATAGAAGAACTGCCCCCGACTGAGTGTTTTTACGGCGTCTTCGTCGTAGGCAGTCATGCAGACCTCATCTCCTCCGAAGCTGAGAATCTTGTCATGCAGTGCTTTCATGGCATCGAGCATCTCCTTGGAGAATCTCGATTCGCCGTTATATACCTGATGGCTGTCAATCCACCGCTTCCAGTCATCGCTCATCGGATTCCAGTGGATGGGTGCGGGCATCTGCTCGGGTGCTGTGATGGGTTTCAGGCTATTCCAGCCTTTTCGTGTAAGTGTCATCTCGTTACCTCCGCTGGTTTCAGGAGTTTATCGATTCTTGCAATGATTTCATCGCGCTTCTCTCCGCTCGGAATCGAGTCACTGTGACCCTTATCCGTGAGAAGCGTGTCGAACATGGCAAGAATTTCATTCGGATTGACCGGCTTCTCGGCAGAGGCACGAAGATAGGCTTCGATATCTTCCACGAGATTCCAGTATTCCATGCCATACAGCATCGCACTGTTTTCGTTGCTATGCCGGTCTTCTTCCTCGCTTGCATCACTGCAAACGATAGGAAGTTTTATCTCGGCGAGATAATCGTCAAAGATGTCCGCAGTATAAGCGGCGAGCCAGCGAATATTGGTATTCATGATTTTTCCTCACTTTCTTTCAGCTTTTGCCGCAAGCATCATCCCGCAGCATTTGTTCAGGCAAATGACACTGACCACGAGCAGCGCGATATTGTGCAGCGTGAAGGACTGTGCCAAAGCACTGATGCTCAGGAAGATGAAGAGAACAAACAGGACAGCTAAGGTTTTGAAGAAGGTATAGATGATTCTGTTCATGGTAATGCTCCTTTTTTGCTCCGGTTATCGAAGCATGTCAACGATTTTTCCGACCAACTCATCATTGGTCACAAACTGGTTGCGGCCCCTGGCACCGAGCGATACAGAGGAGTAATCCTTCATATCGGCGGCATAGCGAACCATATTCTTGTCGGCAATCGGCTGATAGCAAGACCGTTCTGTGGTCACATACACGCATTTTCCGTTCAGGATATTCATGATGTGTCCGTAGCAGCCCGTCTGCTTGCCGTTGCGCTGCATGTTTTGCAGGTTATGCGTCAGCATCAGACCGTCGTTCTCCTTCTCGGCACAGGAGAGCATAGACAGTAGTTTTCGAGTCTTATACGCAGTGTTTGTCATAGTAAATCGCCTCATTTTTTAGAAATACTTGTAAGCAGCGTTCAGCCGCTTGTTGTAGAGTTGTAAGGTGGTCAGGTTCCCGCAATAGACCTTGCTGGACGAGATAGGGACATTCACCCCGGCTTCCATGTGCGAGAAGAACATCGCAAGACAATCTTCTACACTGTCGCTCGTGGTGAGTGTCTCGTATACCGGATACGAGTACCCAGCTGCCTGACTGTAGGTGGCATTGAGCTCATGGACAAAGAATTGGACCTGACCGGACACGGAACTTGCATCCAAACCCGATGCATAGCACCAGTTCAAGAGATTCGTCTTACGGCCGTGTGTCCATTGCAGAAGCCCATAGCCTCCGTCGTTCGGATTCTCGGCAGTAACACGAAGCCCGCTCTCCATTGCCATGCACCCCATCACAGCTGCAGTGCCGGCCTTAGAAAGACCTGCATCCCGCAACGCTGTATAGATGGCGTATTCATTGTCAGAAAGGTTCTGAGGCATCGTGTCCGTCACAGGTTCTTCTGCCGGTTCCGCCGCAGTCTCTGCCGTCTCGACAGAAGGCTCAGATTCTGGCTCTGTCTCGGTCACCTCCTGCTCAGGTATAGGCAGTACCGGCGTGAAAGGCGGCTGAGCGTTGAGTTCACGAAGATGAACCTCCAACGGCGTGACATACTCGATATCGGAATCATCATCAGATGACTTTACCGGCGCAGCATACGCAGGCGTCGAGAAAAAGCAGGCTAAGCAGCCTATGATGGTGATGATGCTGAGCATAAAAGCGGTGGTCCCGGCATAGAATTTCTGTTTGTCGTTCATTTTCATTTGTGATTACTCCTTTGAATAAAAGTTCCCGCCGACAAAAGCTGTCTGGCGGGATGTGATTGATGTTCGGTTGTCGGAAAAACTTCATGCTTCACGGACTACGATGGCGGTATATCCGCTGTTGGCAAGATACCGATACGCTGCATCATAGGCGTCGCCGAGCGTTGGGGCTTTGACATACCCGATAAAATCGGAGCAGATAACCATGCCGGAAAAACCTGGGTTACCGGCATAGATGGCGAAGCGTGTGTTTTTCTTCGAATTGCGATTAAACATAGCGGACCTCCTTGCAGTCGCGTTCAAAAAGATGGATACGGATTTCTGAAAACAAAAAAAGCAGACCTACCACGAATGGTAAGTCTGCCTAATTTGAAAACAGAATTGTGAATGATGTACGCCCGAAAGATTCGGCTGTGTAGAATGTTATCTATCGTACAATACCAATTCTATGCCGTTCGCAAGGATACGCAAGAGAAAAACAAAAAAAGGCGAAGTCTTCCGAAAAAGACTCCGCCATGGTTTTGTGTGCGATTTTTGCATTTCAGTGTTGTTATTCACGGCACATTTCTCGCATCTTATTCTTCCTCAAGCCATTTCTTAGTAACATCGAGAAGGCATTTTCGGAATTCAGGAGCGGGCTGCATCGGAATCGAAGACCACTGAGAATCGAGAACGACAGGGTATTCGTACTGTTTGCCGTTATGCGAAAACGGTATGAACTGAACTTCTCCGTCCACGAGCCATAGCTTTTCCGTTCTGATGGGTTCGATGTACTCCGTCAGCCAGCATTCGTGCGTGGCAACGGAATCTTCAACGAAATACTTTGTCTTATCGTCCAGTATCAGTGCTGGGTTGTTATCCTCGACACAATACACTCTTCCGACGAACGGCAGGAGCATCGTCTCGGCGGCGTGTTTCGCGCTTCTCCCCTGCCGAATTTCCGATAGCAAGAAACTCGATATGAAATGCGGGATACCGATGCCGGTCAGGCAGTCATCGAGTGTGTGTCCGGTACAGATTCTCGGTGTTTCCTGGTCCTCCCCCTTCATCCGATTCGTAGGGATTTGCGGAACGACCTTGTCCGGCAAACATCCGGTATCTGCCATGAGATGAAATAGTATCTGCATTATTGGACTTACTCCTTCGGCAGTTTCTTGCGAAACGGGTCAAGGTCTCCTGGCCTATAGACCGACTTGACATAAGATTTGATGTCGTCTTCTTCAAGGCTCTCAAAGAGATTCAGCCAGCATTCGGCTTCAATCCGCATCTCGCCGCCCATTTGATACGCTTTCTCGCACTGCACCAAATCAAACTGAAAATCGTTCTTGTAGCGGCAGTTTTCGGCTGCTTTTGCAAATTTCGTAAATGTTTTGGTATTCAAGGTTTACCTCCTTTTCTAAAATGGAAACAAAAAAGCAGACCCTCATTTCGAGAGTCTGCTCTAAGCACATAACAGATTGTGAATCTACCGGTATGGGGAATCAGAAGATGGTATCTATCATGCACTTACTATTCTATTCGATTCGCACAACTGTGCAAGGGGGATTTTGAGATGCAGCTACGCTTTCGCCGGGTTCCCCGCAGCTACGCTTCCTGCTCATTCAATGGCGGCAGCTACGCTTTCGATGTCGTCTGCGTTCAGGTTCACGTATTGCCACGATTGCGGGGCGCGTTTCAGGTGCAGCTGATGCATGGGCAGAGAAAGTTTGCGGACATTTGAGATATTCCAGCCATACAGCATGCCGGTTTTGTTGCCATACTCGAACAGCGCGGCTATATCGATACAGCTTTCCCGAATAAACTTATCCGCCATACTGGACAGCTTTTCGCCGTCTGCATAGTAAGGAGACAATCCTGTCAGGCAGTTCAGCTGGTCGATGTCCTCGCAGGTAAAGGCCCCGATGATTTCCCCTGCACCGCCGTTCGCCTTCGTCTCATAGCAGAATACTGCGAACGGAAACGAGATTTCCCAAGGGCGGGATTTGCGGACTTCGAGAGTCTTTTCACCTGCCATGATTTTAGAGAGCCATTCACGCTTAATCGAAATGACGACCGCTTTGCCGTCATTTACCGCAAGTGCATTTTCGAGAACCGTCACAACTCATCACTCCTCATATTCGTAGTCACAAAAGCTGTTGACCTTTCCTTCTGTCTGTTCGTATTCGGACATAAATTTTGCGACAGCCAACTCGAAGTGCCCACGGCTGATACCAGTGACATCCGAAAAATCGAGGAATGCGTGCTCAAAGTTGCTAACCATAGCCACGAGAATGTACGATTCAAGTTCCTTGGAGAATTCTTCCGGAGTGCCATCGAAATGGATGATGACATCCTTAGATTCGTCGTCAGGGTCAAGATAATTCGAAACAGCCTCATCCTTCGCACTGGAGAAGAACCCATCGACATTGTCACTCACTCGCAGTTCAGCGGAATCGCTAAGCGGTACATTCAGCCCACCTGCAGCTTCCGATTCGGTCATCAGTTGCATAACATAGTAGCGAAACATGAGGAACGCGCACACACCCGTAGGCTCAAAATTCTGAATGACCTTTTTCAGCTGCGCCTGACGGTTGTTTACGACTTTATAGTTGGCTTTCATGAAATCTCCTTCTTAAAAAGATGCTTTACAACGCATGAATATTTGATTTGCCGGGCGCATACATCAGCGGTTCGTCCGTTACTTTCAGAACGGTGCCGTCCCCTTGCCTGCACGCATACAGGATTGCTTTGAGCATCTCATAGGCAAGTTTGCTGTTGTAGACAAGCCCTGCGTTGGAGATGCCGAAATTGCCATTCCAGCCAACCCGGAGTTTTCTCAGCTGCGGAATCAGAAGGTCACGGGCTTCTGCTATACCAACGCCGCCCCAACGAGCGTCATGATACGCCTGCAACTGCGGTTTATTATCGGTATCAGCTATATCGAGAACTTCATAGATGATGCTGAACTGTCCCATAAAGATTCTTGAATAAGCATCGAGGATGGCAGCAGCTTTTACCCAAGCACTTTCGTTCATGTCGATGCGCTTAGTATACGGGTTCTCCTTGTTCTCTGCCTCGATATTCGTTGCCGAGAGCGCAGTATGATAAATCTCCTTCGCTGCGTTTTGCATGGAAGGTACGGGAGCGGTGACCTTGAAATCCGTGAACATCGTATACGCCTTTTCAATATCGGCATCATGCACACCGTAGGCGTCACCCACCTCTTTGCAGATGGAAGAAAAATCATTGCCGTAGAATGTCTGCATTACCTGCATGACATGCAAAAACAGCTGATACTGCTTTTTAGTCATTTCAAAAATCATGGCGCACCTCCGTTACTTTATTAGCATTATACCACAAATGTGTATTCGGTACAACCATGAACAGCGAATCGTAACAAATAAGACACAAACAAAAAAGTGCCCCTAAAATCCTCGACTGGAATCGGAGATTTTAGAGGCAGTGGCGCTCATGGAAGGATTCGAACCTTCGAGCAATTTCTCACCGGCGGTTTTCTGGACCGCTGCCATCGACCACTCGACCACATGAGCATATGGCGCAGAGAGCGAGATTCGAACTCGCAAGCCGGAAATTGACCCGACGACGGATTAGCAATCCGTTGCCCTACCGTTAGGCGACCTCTGCAGATTTGCACCCATTTTTCTGAATTAACAAACTTTACTAACTCGTATATGAGTGCTTGTATGACCCCTGGCAGACTCGAACTGCCGACTCCAGCTTGAGAGGCTGGCGACTTGGACCAACTTGTCGAAGGGGCCTTATGGTGTGCCGGGTAGGATTCGAACCTACGAACCGTAACGGAGCGGTTTTACAGACCGTTTGCTTTAACCACTTGCATACCGACACATATGGTGCTCCCGGCTGGAATCGAACCAGCGACACATAGGGCTTCAACCTACTGCTCTACCAACTGAGCTACAGAAGCAGATGGTGACCGAAATGGGGCTTGAACCCATACTCTCAAGCGTGAAAGGCTTGCGACTTAACCAATTCGTCTATTCGGCCATATAGCCGCAATCCTGCGGCGAGGGTTTATGCGATGACAAGGATGTCATCAATTTTCGTATTGAGCATCGCGGCGAGAATCACAAGGTTGTCGATGGTAGGAAGTGCAGTGCCTGCCTGCCATTTGGCGACTGCCTGTGTGGATACACCGAGCGTGTCTGCCACATCCTTGACCTTGATGCCTGCTGCTTTTCGCAGTGCCTTGATATTGGCACCTGTTTGCTGGATATCGATGGTTGGAACGTTCATTTTCTTGCTGCCTTTCTATATTGCAGGCAACAAAAAAGCGCTGCCTGCCGAAATGAATCGACAAGCAGCGTTCGAAATGCAAATGCCGTCAGAAGACGCACCGCAGCCGTTCGAGGTCTGTTTTTGCCTGTCGATGGGTATAGGAAACAAAGTTGGATTCGTAGGACTCGAATTCAGATTCGTAACTATACTCAGCAAACGACATAGCATTAACAGTCTTGCACAGCATCTTCGGTTGTCTCCTTTCGTTTCGTTCTGTTTACATTATACCACTTTTGTGGTTCTGGTCAATCAACTTGTGGTTGATGTTTATTCGCAGTAGGCATCGCCTTCGTGAAGAACGCGGTCGGCACCGAGTTTGTGCTTGCTCATCACACATACGCTCCTTCCGGGAGCCTGTCCGCATCCGGCAATTCGTTGACCGCCAGTTCCCTCAATGTTCCTTGGTCTGTATCCAAGCCGATGGTATACATATACACTACACGGCTATCCCGGAATACTTCGGCCGGGGTCTTGCTTTTGCTGACGATTTGTTCGATTTGCTGCTTCGACGCCGGATACAGGACCCAGCGTTCTTCGCTTCGCACTTCTGTGCAGTTACAGAAATACAATTTTTCGTCCTCATCCTTGCATACGCAGAGCAACGAAATGCCGTCATAGCTCCAGAATACTTTATCGACAACAAGTTCTTTTCCAAACAATTTCTTGAAATTCAGCCCCTCAAACAAGGGTTCTCCGTGCAAACTCATATCTGCTCCTCTTTTGCCTCTTCATTCCGCAACCTATGGTTGGAATTTCTTGTTTTTATCTTCGCCCAAGACGCGAGGATTCGAGGAAGTGAACCTATCGGTGTGCGCTTTTTATTCTTGTGCTTACCCATGCCTAGTCCTTCTCAAGAAAATGTTCCCACTGTGTTCGCCTAATTGGTGTACCTCCGAAAGCGTAGTGCTTGTCATAGTAATCCGACATCGCCTCGGCATGCTTGGCGGCATCAGTCGGATTATAAAGCGCCGTTTTACCGATGTTTTTGACCGCAATCCAGTGGACAGTGGTGTGACCATCCACATCCACACCGACGCAATGCGCATCGACATATTTTCCCTTAAAGAATCTGGTAATCTTGACAGGGTATACAACATATTCCAGTTCAACGAGCCGCTTTTCGTTGTAGTACCGATGTTCCCAGACGCCCCAGAGAGTGTCGCCAATTTTCGGCTGCATGCTTTTCATAAGAGCCTCTCTTATTTGGTGGCTTTGGTCGGGAAAACCTCATACACACTAACATACAGCATCCCCGGCATGTAGTCAGCATATTCTACCGGACGCTTTTGTTCATAAACCTTCACATTCGAACCATCATCTGCCGTAAGCCAGAGATATTTGACATGCTCAGCATAGCGAGGCTCTTTTGCGCGATACATTTGCCCTTCTTTGATTTTGAGGCGGCGCATACAGGCTTGGACGCGGGAAAACTCAACAAATGCACCATAGTCACCAATCACGATACGGTTGTACCCGTTGGTAATGACTGTGCCATCAACGGTTTCGAGCGAAATCGTGTCACCGGACATATTGCACCATTCCGGCAATGCCTTTTGAAACTCGGCTCTCACATCGCAGAAGAAGGTACGCGGGATGGGTTTGTATTTGTGTTCGTTGGCAAGCTGCTCTTGGTATCGGAGCATCTGAGCGCCGATTTCTGAGATTTTGTGTTTCACAATTTCACCCCTGACCCAGCATCTGCGCAGAAGCGACTTCCCGAATATTGCGATTCTCTTTTTCGGGAGCCGACACAATGCGGCGATGAGAGCGCATCAGCGTCAATACGCGGTTACGAAGCTTTTCATCTTTGATAAGCTGAGCAACCTGTTTGATTTCCGATTCGCGCAGATACATTGTACTGTTGATGAGAACACCATGTACCTCGCCGTTTTCGGAACTTTTCTCAACCTTATCGACATTGTCATAGGCGTAAATCACATCAACATCAATGCTGACGGACGCTTTCTCAAGAAGTTCAGTTCCTCCTTGGGCTACCAGCCACTTGTGTGTGTGGCTTTCGTCAGAAATGTATGTTTCGCCAATGAGTCCCAGCGGCGGCGACACAAGGTTGTTTGTGGAATAACGGATATGGTCCTCGCTTTCATTGAGGTTATCCTGCCAAATACACATCGGCTTGAGGCTTTTGTCCTTAAAATGAACATAGGTGTCCTGAATGAATGTGCAGACGGTCCGCTTAATATAGTCGATTTCCGGCATCTCTTCTACATTGCGGAAAACAAGGCGCGTAGACTCGCCCTCGCCGTACTCTTCGTCGTCCGTCACATAGCGGACTTTCTCCAACACAAACTTGGGTTCCAATGCTGTTTTAACGGTTTCAAGAGAAAATACATTCCACTTCATTATGTCCTCCACTTCTTTTCCCACTGGTCATACTCGGCGATTTCCCGCTTTATGGTTTTGCCGTCTTTCTTATATACAGTGATACGATGTGCATAGTCGGCAGAGTGTTTCAGCAGCCGTTGCAACGCTTCTTCCTCTGAGCTTGTTTTTGTAACTCCGCGATAGGAGCCACCGGACCCCAAAATGTCAGGTTCATACCAGCCCGTCTCGTAGTATGTAGTCTGTTCTGTTGCTTCATCCAGAACGACCTTCCCCTGCTCACCATAGTCACCGGTATAGTTGCTGCGGATGATGTTAGCGGCACGGTCATTTCCCTGCTGCTCATAGGCTTCGGCAATGAACTCGACATAAGCCCTGAATTTTTCCTCGTCACCTTCACGATGCGCGGCGATGAGTTTTCCGATGGTCACTGCGTTTATGATGTTCATGGACACACTCCTATAAAATCGATTCTAAAATTTTTGGTACTCCAGCCGGGAGTCGAACCCGGAGAAAAACGGGGTTTGAAGCCGCTGCGTATGCCAATTCCGCCACTGGAGCATAGTATGTCGTCCGCAAAAGCAGACGACAGTTACATGGCTTGATTTTGCAGCGAATATCACATTTTATCGCTGCTTTTATGATTGTATTATACCATATTTTGATGCAAATTTGTAGCGAGTACAAGTATGATTCACAAACAATTAACATCTGGGCGAGTCGCATTTTGCTCGCTTGCTTGTCGTATTCGTCTTGTGCGAATCAGTGCTGAAACTGCACTTTCAGAAAGCAGCCAAAAACAACAGCAACACAAACGCGAGTCTTTGCAAGTTTCTAAAATGGCGTTTCCTCGGCTCAGGACTTGCTCTCTGCGGGTGCTGGCGTCCAGTATAAGAGCGTTCCGAGAATATCGCACATCGGTGCCGCCTCGAAGAAGCAAAGTGTTTCCAGAGCGTCTCTGAGGCGCTGCTCGTAGTCTGTGCGCTGCATATCAAGGGGAGCCAGCACCTTGTAGGAGCCGAAAGGCACTTTCAGAACGGGAGATTCGGATGTCTGGTTCTCAGAAGGGTCACTCTCCCAGCCGCAGGTAACGAGATAGTCATACAGAGCATAGGGGTTTACAGCAGAGACTGTCTTTCTGCCATCAAGCATCTTGTAGGCACGGAGATACTTGGCTTCTCGTGCAAGGTCTTTGCTTGTGAGAGGATACGGGATTCGGTTAAGGTCCATGTTGCTGACGAGGTCTGCGCGTTTTACCTTGACGGCAATGTCGTTTTGCTTAACACGCCAGATATACTCTGCGTAGGTCATATCTTTTTTCCGAGTCAGTACAGAGACCGCCTCAGCCACTTCCTGAGGAAATTCCGCTCTGATGGTATCTATCGTGGTGCCGGTATCCTCCACCGTGTCGTGCAGGTAGGCGGCAGCTTTCACCAGCGGGTCAGGCTCAACGCCGTCTGCGACAACGGCCACATGCGCCGTGAAGTAGTCTTTCCCTGCCTTGTCGGTCTGGCCCTTGTGCGCCATCATGGCGAACGCCTTTGCTTTCTCAATGTAATCAATCATTCGTATCACCTTTCTTTGGTTTGTAAGCGGCACCATACGGGTCTGCCGGGCAATAAAAAAGGCTTGCCAGTTTCCCGGCAAGCCTCGATGGATTCAGGTCTTTGCGGACCTATGTTGTAGTGTTGGAAACGGGAGATTTACTCCGCAGCGCCCTCAACGATTACGACCTCAGCCTCGGTCTCCTTAGGCATGTCGGCATCTTCCTGCTTGGTGTCGGTGCTGTCCTCGGAAGTCTCGGCAGACTTCTCGGTCTCAGCAGACTCAACAGGAGCGGCAGGCTCTGCAGGAGTCTCAGCAGGTACAGTGGGCTTAACAGGAGCAACGGGCTCGGAAGAAGTTTCAGCAGGTACAGCAGACTCAACCGGAGTCTCTGCGACATAGGTCTCGGCGTTGATGCTCTCGGCGCTCATTTCCTGCGCCGGAACCTCGACAACAGGCTCAGCCCCGGCTACGATAGGGTTTGCAGCCACCTTGGCACTTGCGGGCAGACGAGCGATGGACTCAGTCTTGGTCTCGCCGCAGCCAGTGCAAGTGTAGGTCTTGACACCCTCATGCTCAGTGGTAGGCTCGGTGGTAACGACACCGTTATCCCAAGTATGGTCTTTCTTGGGCGTGGTAGAGAGAACGGTGCTCACTTCACCGCAGACGGTGCAGTAGATTTCGGTGCGACCCTCTTCCTTGCAGGTAGGCTCAATGACACGCATCTCGGCATGGTGACCGGTGGAGTGTACAATGTTGTCCTTGTAGGAGAAGCTGTCATCTTCGTTGCACTTGTGCATCGTGTAGCCGTCCTCGGTGCAAGTCGGCGGGACAACGGTAACGGTGAAGGTGTACTTAGTGGGCAGGACCTTTTCGGTCATGGTCGCATCGCAGTTCTTGCAATGCAGGGTCTTGACGCCGTACTCGTCATGAGTGGGCTGCGTAGTGATGACACCCTCATCCCAGATATGACCAGTACCACCATAGGAGTAGGTCATGGTATGGGAAGCATCGCGCTTGCAGTGCATCAGCATAGTGCCCGGCTCGGTGCAGGTAGCCTTTTTCAGGCATTCGGTGTGCTCGAAGTCCCAGTCGTGGCTGCCGATAGCGGGCATAGGAGCGAGAATTTTGCTGTCGCAGCCATCATTGGTGCAGTACATCCAACGCTCGCCCTCAGTCTCGCAAGAGGGCTCTTTGACGATTTCACCGAGACCTGTGTACTCGTGGACATGGACCTTGGCAATGCTCTCGGTCTTGGTCTTGTTGCAGACGGTGCAGGTATAGGTCTTGATGCCCGGCTCGGTGGCAGTAGGCTCCTTGGTGATAACGCCCTCGTCCCACTGGTGCTCCTCATTGACGGGGATATCGCGGACATGCTGCTTATCGTTGCAGCGCTCACAGACCTTATCTACGCTGCCAGCGTCCTTGCAGGTGGCGGGAGTAGTGACTTCCTTGTACTCATGACCCAGCGCAGGGACGATGTTGTCCTTGAAGGACTTGGTGGCATCTTCCACGCACTCGTGCATGGTATAGCCGTCCTCAGTGCAGGTAGGAGCGACCACGGTCTCGTTGTAGGTGTAACCCAGAGCCGGAATGCTCTCGGTGTAGGTATCACCACAGTTGTGGCAGGTGAAGGTCTTGACACCGTTCTCGGTGTAGGTGGGCTTGGTGGTCACAACGCCGTCGTCGTAATCGTGACCGGTTGCGGGGATGACCTCGGTGTAGGTATGGCTCTTGTCGTTCTGGCAAGTGAAGGTCTTGACGCCATCCTCGGTGCAGGTAGCAGCCTTGGTGACAACGCCGTCATCGTAGTTATGACCCAGCGCGGCAATCTCCTCGGTCTTAGTCTCGGTGCAGCCATCGTTCAGGCACTTGTAGGTCTTCACGCCGGAAGCCTCACAGGTAGCAGGCGTGGTGACAGTACCATCATCCCACTTGTGACCCACAGCCGGGATGACCTCAGTCTTGGTCGCGCCGTCACGAGAGCAGGTAAAGGTCTTCTCGCCATCCTCAGTGCAGGTAGCAGCCTTGGTGACGACACCCTCGCCCCAATCATGGTCCAGAGCGTCCACGAAATCGCGGTTCTCGGTCAGCGTGGCGTCCTGGTCGCAGATGTAGACGGTGTAGCCCTGCTCAGTGCAGGTGGGAGCAACCGTATCACCCTTGTGCCAGGTCTTCTCCACCATCGGGATATCCTCGGTATAGGTATCACCGCAAGCAGAGCAGGTAAAGGTCTTGACGCCCTTCTCGTAGATGGTCGCTTCCTTGGTCACAACACCCTCATCATAGGTGTGCGTGGTCTTGTCGGTGAAATCGCCCTTGTAAGTAAGACCCGGAACCTCATTGCACTCATAGATGGTATAGCCCTCGGAAGTGCAGGTAGGAGCAACGACCTGCAGGATGTGGTAGGTTTTGTCCAGAGAAGGAATCTCCTCGGTACGGGTCTCACCGCAATCTTTGCACTTGAAGGTCTTGATGCCGGTCTCGGTGTAGGTGGCAGCTTTCGTCACGGTGCCGTTATCCCAGCTATGACCCTTGGCGGCAACATAGTTGTCGTTGTAGTTCATACCGCCCCACTCGTTGCAGATATGCTCATCATAGCCCTGCGTGGTGCAGGTGGCGTCATGATGGCGTACGGTGAAGGTGTAGACGGGCTGAGACTTCTTCTCGGAAGGAGCGGCAGCGGGAGTCACGGCAGCAGGCTTCTGGGCAGGAGTCTTGGTGCCGGTGGTGGTTTTATGGGTGTTGTAGACGGGAGCCTTGGCGGGACCGTCCTTGGTAGAAACATTGTCGGGGTTCGCGTTCTGGCTGGCAGCGGGCTTTTCAGCCTTGTCGGAAGCAGCCCCAGACTCAGTGGTCTTGTTCTCGGTGCTGGCAGCATCGGAATCGGGCTTGCTCTCGGACGCCGCCGCGCTGGTATCTTCCTTCTCGGCAGTGTCGGGGGTTTCGGACTGTACGGTGCTTGCGGAATCGCTCTGGCTGGTCGCAGGAGCAGAAGAGGCAGCATCCTGATTCTTCTTGCCCTTACATCCGGTAACAGAGATTGCGACTGTAGCAGCCATGGCAACTGCAAGCACATTCTTCATCATAGACTTTTTGCGCATGATTTTACTTCTCCTTTTTACTGTGTGGGGTGAGTCCCCACATCAACGAAACGATGTGAAGAGCGGAGGACTTCTGATATTTCGTTTTCCCTGTCGCTCTATATGCATTATACCACATTTTTCCTTGAAAGTGTACTGAGTACAACCATGATTAACGTAATGTTCACAAATCGCAACAGAATCCGAGAGGCTCCTATCGGGGAAAAAACGATTCTGGTACGATGAAAAGAAGCGCAAATATGTAAAAAGCAGCCGGGTACAGAGTGTATCCGACTGCTGATGGGGATAGGGTAGGATTCGAACCCACGGACGCGGATGCATCTCTGGTTTTCAAGACCAGTTCCATAAACCACTCGGACACCTATCCAAGAATCAGAGAGTGTTAGCCGCAGAAATCTGCGTTGCCCGCCATCTACCGCGTGGAGGTCGCTCTCAAAAGATGGCTGACGAGACGAATTTGTCTCGCCCATGCCGCAGCCGTTTTCGCCACTCGGCATGATGTTTTCGGCTTGACGTAACCCTGTGTAAATGACCCTCAGGTAGGGGCGGTGCGGGCAGGATTATCGTCTTCGTGGTGTAGTTAAGGAGTACCGCACCAAATAAATGACCGTACTGCGCTTGTGTAACAGTACAATGCACGCCCAGAGACGATTTCCAAGATGGAGATGTGTCTGGTGGTGGAAGCAAAGGGATTCGAACCCTCGACCCCCTGCTTGCAAAGCAGGTGCTCTCCCAGCTGAGCTATGCCCCCATGATGGCGGGAAGGACCCGCCAGTAATTACGCGTAGTGAAGTTCGCCGTACTGTTTGACCTCGCGCTCCAGATGCAGCGGAATGGTCTTGGCGCTCTTTTGCGTGATATCCTCACGTGTCAAAAGGCGCTCATCGACGCCAGCTGCCTGCAGAACTTCGTACAGGTTCGAGGGGCCGGTGCCGTCGTAACCCGCAGTTAAGCCATTGACCTGCAAAGCGAAGCCGTGCAGATGCGGTGCCAGACCCGGTACAAAATCGAGTTCAACAACGACTTCGTTACTGTTCTCGTCCACGCGCTTAACCGAGAGAGCACGGATGTTCTGACTTCCGAAGGTCTCAATCAGCTTCTTAGCCGCCGCTGCGGTTTCAATCGTTGATGTGCCTTCGACGTTGATAATTGCCTGCTCCATCTGAATCATCTCCTTCCCACTTAGAGTTGTCATGCGCTATAGCAGATAACGCTCTGCCGTGCAGGGCTTTACGTTGCCCATTCGTGTTCGGTTCCGGCTACGACGACTTCCGTAAGGACTTAGCCAACCGTCAGCAAGTGCATGCCCCCGCTGACAGCTTCTTGGGCGGATTCTCAAAGAGCGCGTCACCCAATCGGACCGTGGAGCTTGATGGCAGACTCGAACTGCCGACCTGCGCGTTACGAATGCGCTGCTCTACCAACTGAGCTAACCAAGCACGGTAGGGTGTTTTATGCTGGTTATCACCCCTCAGCGAGGAAGCCAACCTCGCGTCCAGCACCATCCGGTAGCAACCCGGGAGGATTCTGCGCTGTATCCTCTCCGATGTTTTTCAGCACCATTCGCGACTGATGCCGAGACTTTCGGATACCTTCAGGTGCAGCACCTGTTTGCCTATTCTTTTAGAGGCTGTCCATTGGCATTCGGACAGCGGACCACAAGTGGACCATGCTCGCCAATTTTAATGTCGTGGCGTACGGTGACGGCGACGATGGAGCGGGCAGCGGGATTCGAACCCGCGTGACCAGCTTGGAAGGCTGGTGTATTAACCCCTATACGATACCTGCATGAGAAAAAGCGGGTGAACCCTCTCTTAGCCCCGCCATGATGTCCGTTTAGTAGGTCGTCATCCCCGAAACATCATCTTTGTGTCTCTTAGCGATTCCGCGAATCTCTGCGTGGACGATACGAAAGAATCCGGAAAAGCATTTGGACACTGGTCAACTTCAATTCAAGCCCTGCCGTTACTTCCCTGTCAATTCGGGTCAACGGAATTCTATGGGCTGTGTAAGACTGCGGCAAACTTACCAGATGCCGCGCAGCAGTCTCGCCTTTTTCGGCTATGTCGCGTCTGGCTGCGCCCCGGCTTAACGGGGATGCTCGTACGATGCATGCTTAGCGGGACGAGATTTGTTGTTTCTGTGCCGAAGCACAAGAGAAAGCACTCGCCCACACAGCTTCCTGACCGTTTAGGATACCGCTTGCACAGGGAATGCAATGCGGTTTCTGAAAGGACATTCGTCAGTGACAATCATAGTCGCTGTCCACCACCCGCCGCGTGGAGGCTGTCCCATCGGGTGGCTGAGTGCGCCGAGGTATGGACGCACTCAGATAGGCGCTACCTATTATGGTGTTTTAAGGCGGGAGCTGCCCGCCATCAGGCAAATCAGTACATCGGTGTGACCCTTTCCTTGATTTTGACATTCGGACGCGGTAATTACTGCATCGGAGTGCCCTCCCTGTTTTATTTGACCTGCTAGAATCGCTTCCAACAGGTCATGGCTCTGGCAGGTGGAGTTGAACCACCTTTTCCCGTGCGCTGCGGGCGAATTAACCATGGTGCATTGCAACCTTCATATTCGATACCAGAATATTTCGGTCATTTTATGTCCGACCGATTGACATGAATAGCCGGTTTAACGTCATGGCATGGACGATGGGTGCGGAGACAGGACTTGAACCTGTAACCACCAGCATATGGGGCTGGTAAGCTACCTTTGCTATACTCCGCGTGGCGGGTCGTACTGGGTTCGAACCAGCGACGCTCGGATTAACAGTCCGATGCTCTACCGACTGAGCTAACGACCCAAGAGAAAAGACATTCGCCACGGGGAGCTCAATACCCGTGTTACCGCCGCTCGCCGCGAGGAGGCTGTCTTTATGAGCGACAACTCTTATGGGATACCAGATACGATGCTTGCCGCTGCTCTACAACCAGCCGCAAGCGGATGTGTATGTAAGTGTGTGTAAAACTATGATGTTGTTTCGGAGCGTATCTGGTATCTTTTAAGAGTTTTATGTTATCTGCGAAGATGTTCGCCAAGCTAAGGGAGGTTAAGCCTGTTGCCCGATGCCGACCGCGTGGAGGTCATCTTCCCGGCATCAGCTTCCGACAGGATTCGAACCTGCAACCTGCTGCTTACAAAACAGCTGCTCTGCCATCTGAGCTACAGAAGCATATTCGGAAGAAGTAACTCTCCCGAAAAATAGGTAAATTACCCTATTACCAATTATCTGCAATTCGCATATTTTGTCAACACAAAAGTGCCACATACAGTGTCCAGAACGGAAAATGTTGTGCATAAGCACAACATATAGTACTTTCTGTTTCTGTACTTGCATTATACCATATTTTGGCGTGAAAGTGTATCAAATACAAGTATGATTTACAAAATGTTCAAACACTTTCCCGGACTCGATGTGTTCCGGAAATCGCAGACTCCTGTTGCCGACGCGATGCATTCGGTGGTCGATGATATCAGAACGGCGCATCTGTTCCGCGTTCACGCAAAAGCCTGTACCGTAGTATTGCATGTAGTTACTTCGCTGCTCTTTGTTTTCCGCAGCCCTTCCGAAAGGTCTCCGTTCATCGTGGACGAACACCGTATCCGAGCATAGAGCGAAATCGAGGTAGTGCATTGCCGCCATGCGTTCAAAGACATATATCTGCCTGGTCTCGATGAAATAATAAAAGATATAGTCGGCTTCCTTGTACAGCCATCCATTTGAGTGCTTGGCTATCGCTTTCTGGTATTTTCCAAACCGCAGCAGCTTGTCATCTTCTCCGATAGCGAAACTATTCACCGCTGTTTTGAGGAAGACGTTCCCGGTTTTGTAGGTGTCAGCCTTGGCTTCAACCGTGAATGAAGAACCGTCTTTTCTGTATACAATGAAATCGATGTCGTCTTCCTGATATTTTTTGTCATCCCGTACATCCGAAAATCCCGCAATCTTGTCTTTGTGTTTTTCACAGTAGTAGTCAAGATAGTGCATGGTGACAGATTCGCCAATCAGACCTACCTTCATCTGACCCGCCATGTTATACGGAGTCTTGTTTTTCTGTCTGTACAAGGGTATTACCTCACGATGTTACCGCAAAACGGGCACTTTGCGCCTTTCCGACAAACATCAGCAATCGAAGGCGTCCAGTCTTTGTCTTTGCCGTACCCGCATACGGGGCATACGAGCGGGATATTTTTGCAGCTGCCGGTCGTATACATGTCGGGGCCGAATTAATTGTCAGGGTGCCACAAAGCGGCGATTTGAGGGCATGCAACTGATACTACAGGTTTCCTTGCTGTTTTGGCGTAGTGGGCTCTCATGACCTTTCTCAGTGAGTTTCTGGCGCATTCTGGACATCCGGTATGTACTTCACCGGACCCGCAGGCAAAAGCAATCATCGGATGCCATTCTCCGTTTGCGCCGTACCCGCAATCTTTGCAGACAAGGTATACATGCTTTGCGCTTCCGGAAGTCACTCGCGTGGGCGGGAACTCATTAAGTGTCGGATGCCACTGTGCAGCGATTTCGGGATGTACGGTAGCTACATCATTGACGCCTTCGACAAGGACTTTTCCGGAACACGCCGGGCATCCGCCGCCTGTTCGACAGGCACCGGCGATAGAGGGACGCCATTCGCCGTTCTTTCCGTATCCGCATTTCGGGCAGATAAGAGCGATTCTGCGATTGCTGCCGCAGGTGACTTCCTCCGGTGATACAGAATTGGCTGTTGGATGCCACATAGCAGCAACGCGGGGACATTCCTCTGCTACCGTGCCACGATGCCTGCGATACCGCCACTCGAAATCCTTCACGGTACAACTACCCCCGCCCGTTTATGGATGTTTTCGGACTTTGCGATATTTACAGCTGTGCTGTAGGAGATACCGTATATATCCGCAAGGTCACGCAGATTTTTGCCGGTATTCATCCGTGCAAATTCCGCAAATTCCCGGTTTCGGGCTTTTACATTATCCGTGATAGGAGAACGGCTTTGCGCGGCTTTACGGGTTTCGGCTTCTGCCAGTGATTCAGAAAGCTTTCCGTAGTCATGCAGAATCTTATAGGTCTGACCCACGGCAATCTTATGGTCTTTAGCAATGTCGGAGACGCTTTTCCCGTTCTGGTATTCTACCGCAATCCCCTCGCAGACTTCTTCCGGCAGCTTCTTCTTCATTTTAGCGTTGCCGCGCAGGTTCTTGCGGTAGAGGGGATGATGTGCCCGGTATTTCTGGATAAGCCCCGCAATGAATCGCGGTGTGACATTGTACCGTACTGCGATATTCTCTACCTTGATACCCGCTTTGTAGTCTTTCAGGATATCGTTGTTCCGCGCTTCGATTTCCTCCGGAGTCTTGGTGTCTTCCAAGGCTTCACGCCGTAGCCCCAATACTTTCGGGCTGTGCTTGAATTCCGGGATGTTCATGGGCGGTTCAGGACCGAAACGGACAAGACCACCCGAAATCGGATGCCCAGCTTCCCGAAATACCTGATAGGTGGTGGATTCCGATAACCCATACTTGTCCATGATTTCTCCGACAGTCATGTACGGATTTGCCCTGACATCCGCAACGATTTCAGCATTGCGTTTGCGTTTCTTGAACTGTACAGCTGACCCGATATTCTCTTTGTGCGGGGTATAATCAGGGCTTCTGCGCAGGATATGATAGACCTGTTGTCCAGAGAGATTGTATTTCTCAGCGATTTCAAAGGTCCAGGCCCCGTTTTTGTAGTCTTGCGCAATCTCAATATTCCGTTGCTCCATGTCGGCTTTCGACAATCGTTTCTGATTGTTGGGTTTCCGATTCGGGCTTTTGCGGTCATTGCGGCGCACAGCATCAAAACCCTCTAACACTTCAAGGGATTTCTTAACATTCGTGCAGCCGATACCGTATTTCTCAGCCAATTCCGCGATGTGCATACCGGCGATATAATCGTTCAGCATTGCCTTATCGCGGTTCAGCTTGGCTTCTCCGGTCAAACTTTTCCGATGCATGATGTAACCTCCTGACTTGCAACCCAGTCGATGATATGGTCGATGCAAAGATTCGTGATTTTGCTTGCGGTATAATACTGTGAAGTGTCATTGAGCAGCGATTCAATTTCCGTTTCGGATGCCGAATACCCTACTGATGCAAAGAACAGCCTTGCGAGGGTACGCGCATCGTCCCGGCACAGAGGTCTTACCGTATGCCCAAAGGTGAAACGCCGGAACAGAGCATCGTCCAGAGTATCGGGACGGTTCGTGGTCCCGATAAGGATGATGTCGTTGCCGAGTCGGTCAAGTTCCTGCATCAGGGCAATCGTCACACGGTTCATCTCCGCAACATCGTCCTTGCCGCCGCGCCGTGTCCCGATAGCGTCAATCTCATCGAGGCAGAGCACACACGGACTTTTTCTTGCATAGTCGAATACCATACCGATATTCTTCTGTGTTTTGCCCAGAGCGGAATTCACCATACCGGAGAAATTTGTGTACACGAAAGGAAGGTTCGTCGTATAAGCTATATACCGCGCCAACTCAGTCTTTCCGGTTCCCGGCTCGCCCATGAGTAAAAGAGAACTCGTATAGTGAATCCCCATCTCCTGTAACCGCAGCGCAGCACGGCGCGTCTTGCACATTTTATCAATGACCGCCTTCTCGCTGTCTCGGATGAGGAACCGGTCTTCTCGGAAAGCGCTCGAATCCTCCGCGACCAAAAGCCCCTGCAGGTTATACGGCAGTTCGATGAGTGTAGGACTTTTACTTGCAAGTGTTCGCAGACAGGTTTCCTTGAACGCTTTGTCCTTGACAGTAGTAAGCCCCTCCAACACGATTTTCGCCTGCTGCTGAGATTTCCGAATATCCCCTTCCACCACATACCGAAGCAATGCCCGTTCATTATCGTTCACTAGATTTTCCTCCCTCATAAAAAGAAAAAAGCCCCCCGCAGCATCATGCAAGGGACTCAGTCTCTTTTACATTTCTGTTTACGGACACGCCGGATGATACTGTAAATACCCGGCAAGGAATAATGGTATGCCTTAGCGAGGTCTTTGGCCTCGATGCCGTTTTGGTATTTCTCGAAGATTTCATCGTTGCGTTTTTGCTGACGGCGGGTGATGCGACGATGACTGAGTTCTTTGTTGCTGATTCCGGCCTGAACCGCGATGGCACTGCAATACCCTACGGAAACGCCGTACTTTTCGGCAATGTCGCGGACACGCGTATTTTTCTGATACTCCGCCACGATTTTATCGACCAGATTGGTATGGTCCTGTTCTTCCGCAATGCGCTGCGCCTGCCGCTCCTCATCGAGAGCGCGGTAGCAAGTCCTGATGCAAAGCCCGTATTTCTCGGACAGTTCCTCGAACGATAGACCGTTCTCGTAGTCCTTTACAATCTTCTCGTTTCGTTCGATGATTTCGCTGCGGGTTGCTTTCCTTTTCCTCATACTGGTTCACCCCTTAGGCTTTGCTGCCTTCTTTTTGCGTCCCTTGCCGCGATAGATACCGGCCTCATGAAGATACTTGAATCCGGAAGAGGGACTGATACCGTATTCCCGAGCAAGGTTCTCGACCGGCGTGTTGGGGTTCTTCTTCGCGTAGTCCACAAACCCCTGCTTGAAATCTTTAATGCGGCGCAAAGTAGAGGTCTCGATTTTCGTGTCGAGGTGCCGGTGGTAGGAGTCCCCGCCTTCTTTCAGAATACGAAAAACCGTGGCGCGGTTAAGATTAAAAGCTTTTGCCAGTTCCTCGGCGGAAACGCCTTCCTGATACTGGTTGCGAATCTCGTCGTTGCGGTTGTCCTTCCACTCCGTAAAAGTCACTTTCCGCCGCTTCTCCATCTCCGCCTGTGCGATATGGTAGACGGTTTGTGGGCTGAGTCCGTGCTCCTGCGCGAAGTCCGTGACCTTTGCGCCATTTTGCAGTGCATCGGTAATTTTTCGATTGCGTTCCAGCAACTTCTTATGCGTCATAGAAACCTCCCAAAATAAAAGAAGCAAGCTCCCGAAAGAACTTGCTTCTTATAATCTGTGTTCACTTTTTTTCGCGTGATGCGGGCAAAAAACTCACCCACTGATTCACCTTACATTTTCCATTTTACCCAATTCGCACGAATGTGCAACAACTTTTTGCGAATTTAGGTCCACTGCATGTACGGGATATCGGAAAGCATCATAAGGCAGGTCTCAAACTCGTCTTCGATGTATCGGGTGACGGCATCAAACCTCTGCATCAGGGGCAGTTCCGCGAAAGATGTGCCGGTTTCCTTGCGGCATTTCCCCTCTGCGCTCGTATATATCACATTCAGCATGACATTCAAGGCAAGAAGAATATCTTCATCTTTGCCCTGAACCGTGAAGAAGAAGTAATGCTCCGATTCACCGTCCGTAACGCCGATTCGGTTGTCGTATTTTCCATAACTCGCCAAATCGCCAAACACACTGATTGCAATATATCGCAGCTTGTCTTCAATCGGAACAGTCCCCCACAGAGGGTAATGTTCATCCGGCTGAAAATCCGCCTTACCGCCGTTATATTCCCATTCAACAAAATCACGGACGGAGAGTTTCTGACCGCCCGGAATGATTATTTCTAGCTGTTCCAAAATCTTCTCACCTCTTTGCGTTCTCTCGTTGTTTTCTATTGTATCCGGTTCGCACGATTATGCAACATTGAGAGAGAAATTACCGGACACAGGAATCTGACGATAAACAAAAAAGCCGCCTCCAATGCGGAGACGGCTCGATGGTATCACATTCCTATTTTCTCAAGATACGGGATAGCGGCACGCATTCTTTCGCACTCCCAACTCTTGCGGGGGTTGCGTTCGTGCTTCTTGATGAACTTCTTCATCTCGGCGGAATTTCCAGGACCGAAGCCGATGGCATCCAGGATGATGTCCCAGCCGTCGCACTTGAGGGCCCGCAAAGTATCCGTTTCAATGGTTCGACCTCCCGGAAATGGCTGTCTGGCGCTCAAGCGGCAGAACGGCAGATATCCTTCGGGGGCATTGTTTTTGCCGATGTTCCAGATTTCGTAGCCGAAAGGCCGTGTCGATACGACCTCGTAGATACTGCATACGCCAAGCACAGTATGATGGATTTTCATTGTTCTACTCCTTATTTTTGTGGCGGTCTTTAGACCGGTTATAGGTTATGATGGTTACAGATTCAGCGAAATATTGCGGGCACTGGGCTCGTATTTCTTAGTCTCTACCCCGGCAATCTTGAACATGTGCCGTGCAGCAACATTGTTGTTCGCATTCCGGTACTTGTCGTCAAGGTACACGATATGCTTTATCCCGCTCTGAATGATTGCTTTCGCACACTCATTGCACGGAAAGAGCGTGACATACATCGTGGACCCGTGCAGGTCTTTCCCGGCGTTGAGGATAGCGTTCAACTCCGAGTGACAGACATACATATACTTGGTTTCGAGTTCATTTCCTTCCCTGCCCCAAGGCATGATATCGTCGTCGCAGCCAATCGGCATACCGTTGTATCCCAGCGACAGGATTTTGTTGTCTCGCACGATGCATGCGCCTACCTGACTGTTCGGGTCCTTGCTGCGCATCGCTGACAGCATCGCAATGCCCATGAAATACTCGTCCCACGAGATATAGTCGCGGCGTTTGGCGGTGTTGTTCTGAGATGCTTCGTTTTTCGGTGAAATGCTCATATGGTTCTCCTTCAGATATGATTTAGATGGTTGTTTCTGTTTGTGTACTTTAGCCAAAAAATGCGGTGGAGTGTCTTGCCCCACCGCATTGGTATTGGTCAGATGTACTTTTCCCAGAATTTCTCGAAGGTTTCGTCCGGCATCACCATTTCCGTCTCATCGAGGACACGGCTGAACTCGCTGCTGCTGATGTCGGTGCCGATGAAATCCGTGACGGCATCGCGGCCACGCTGCATCAGGGCATCTTTCAGGATATACCAGCGATATTTGTGGATGAGGTCCGTCAGAGATTCGCCTTCGTTCTCCCAGTAGTCGTTCTTTGCCTGAACATGATACAGGGCATCGAGAACGCCGTCGTAGTCATCGCTGTCATACTCGCTCACGATGGTGTTGAGATTGAGCGGACGGCGGTCAACGCCATCGACATTCACGGTTGCGTTGCTGAACGAGTCATCGTCGCAGGGCTGTGCAGGAACTTCCACAGCAAACACCTCGCGCGTTTTCTTGTTCACCTTGCACGGCAGATAGAACGATGCACCGGAATCAAAGTTCGAGGAGATAACGCCGGATACAATATCGGGCATCGGGTTCTCGCGAGCCTCCTCAAACTCCGGCAGATGGAACACATCCACGACATTCTCGATGTCGTAGTCAAGGGCACGGACCTTCGTGACGATATAGCCGCCGCGCTGCAATTCGAGAACTGCACGGCAGAGGTCAAGCTTAATCTCGTGCTCATTCAGAAGATTACCGTGGCTGTCTTTCACGAGGGTGATTTCGATTGTTTTGTTCTTGGCGGTCGTTTCGGCCAGAAAATAGGTCTTGTCATTGCAAATTTCAAACATGTCATTACGCTCCTTTTTGTGTTGGACGCAAAAAGAGCGGACCTCTCAGAATCGAGAAGTCCGCCCTTCAAGCGAAATTGTGAATGTACGAAAGGCATAAAACCCTTTCGATATGGAATGTTATCTATCGTACAATACCAATTCTATGCCGTTCGCACATTTTGGCAAGAAAAAAGTCGCTGCCCTCAGCATAGGCAGCGACAAAATTATAATGCTGTTAGATATAATTAGGATTCCATTTTTCACAGCCATAGGAAACAATGGATTGCAAAAACTTTATCGGAACAAGATTCTCGCTGACCGAGGCACCGTTGTTTTTTACATATTGATTTAATTTTTTGCGCTCCTCTTCACCTGCGGACTCAACATTGATGAAAACCTCTTTTGTGGTCGGCTCATAGAAGAAAAAGCTGCTGCAAGAAATCTTGACAGTGATGCCCTCACCGTTGCCGTTTCCGATTACGATAGTTATATTTTTTCTTGCGTCAAGCGTCCGTGCGCAGTATACAGACACGCTTTTTGCAATGCGTTGTGACCCATTATCATCGAAAACAAACGCATGGCTCATTTTATCAGCCATTCTTGCTGCTGCAACTCTTTTTGGAAACTCATTTGCTCGTCTGCTATACCAGGTTCCCTGAAGCGCCAAACTTCTTAGCACATAATCCTTGAGCGTTTCCATCGCACCTCCAAGATAACCATCCTCGTCAATGATGTAATTCACAATGCTCTTATAATTGATATTACGCACAATACTTTGCGCGTTTAGAAGAAGAAAGTTATAGTGAACCGGTCTGCCTTCGAGCATGGTATAAATAGCATATTGTTCCGCCCGCTCATTCGTTTCCTTGCCATCGCTTAAGGCATGACAGAAGCTTAATTCTTCAATGATTTTCTTGCAGTATGCCTGCTCGAATTTCTGATGATAATCTATCAACTCTGCTTTAAGCTTTGGACACACGCTGATGAGATAATTTGGTAAACTCCAAAACCGAGTAGAGTCAATGCTGTAACCGGCTTTTTTGAAATTGTTCGAGTAATCACTGGGAAGCGGTGTGTTGTAACCGTTTTTCCACGCTTCCCACCGAAATTCCTGCATATATATCTCGTTAACTCTACTGTTGACCGGCACCTTAAAAATCTTGATATATACCCCACTTTCGCAATTTCGAGGGCAGAAAATGGGGTTTTCATCTACAATAAAGCCTTCGAGAAAAGCTTCGTTTGGATTGTGGAAATATTGATAAATACATTCTTTGTTCAAGTATTTCACGCTTTTTATCGCTGCCATAATTCATCCTCCGTTTTCAACTTTTTTTGTGTTGGACGCAAAAAGAGCGGACCTCTCAAAATCGAGAAGTCCGCCCTTTAAGCGAAATTGTGAATGTACGAAAGGCAGAAAGCCTTTTCGATTTGGAATGGTATCTATCGTACAATATCTATTCTATGCTGTTCGCACATTTTGGCAACAGAACAGCGAGAAAAATCAGGAAACAGTCGTTGCTCCCGGCAACCATCGCTGCGGATTTATGCTTCAAACCTTTGTACAAGCATCATAGGGACGAGGTTTTCGCGCACAAGGAAACCGCAATCTTTGACATAGCGGTTTACTTTTTTACGTTCACCCTCGCAAATATCGCAGATGTTTACGAAGATTTCTTTTGTTTTCGGCTCATAGTAGAGAAAGTTGTCAAGGGGAATCTTAATCTGCATATTTCCGGCGCTTTTGTTGCACAGCGTTACATCGACAATGTTCTTTTTGCAAATAGTTCCCTTATGGGAATTCAGAAGATGTCTCGCTGCTTTCTGGGATTCGTTTTTGGTCGGAACGAACATGTTGGTCATCTTACTTGCAAGCCTCGCTGCCGCAACCTTTTTGGGAATATATGCACCGGTTGGCGTTTCCTTTGATGTCGTTTTAAAGTTCCTTCTGCTTAGACTTGTCAACAAAGAAGTTGTGAATCCTTCAGGGTCACAAGCATAGTTGAGACCCAACTCGTAGCAGCCAAGTACACTGACTGGATATAAAGTTTGCAAGGCGTTCTCGATACAGCCGAAATACACCGGCTTCTCACGCTTAGAGAGCATATCCAAAATCGCGTACTGTTTTGCCAGATTCTTAACGGCCTCGCTCTTTTCTACGCCAGCGACAACTGCGTATTCCTTCAAAACCTTTCTGGTAAACGCATCCCAAAATTCAGACACAAAATCAGCATCATCGAAATTCTGCCGACTTTGAGTGCAAATTCTCCAAAGCGGCTCCATAAGCCAAAGACGAGACGAATCAATGACAACCCCGACCTTTTCAAATTTGGTATCTTTCCCAAACTCCTCTATCGGACGGTTGCTGTCACCTTCAAACGTTTTGTATGGGGTAGCTTGCATGTATACTTCGGACGCTTTATCTCTAACGGGAACCTTCAGCAATCGGACATATACACTCCTATCCGTTTCTGTTGGAAAACCGTAGCTTTGAGGGATAAGTCCCTCGAGATAGGTTTCACTTGAATTGTGCAGATAGTCAAGAATCGTATCAGCATCCAAATATCTTATAGCATCCATAGGGCAGACTCCTTTTTCAGCTGTTCGCAGCCATAGGCAACCACTGCTGCGGGTAGGCACGAAGTTTCTCCCTAGGCACGCAATCGTTCAGAGCGGAGTTTTCAGCGAGCGCCATGTCGATGATGTAATAATCATCACCATTACGCATCACATCAATACTCCACTGCCCTACCAGTTCGACAGCGGGAAGAATCTTCTTGATTTCCTCCAGAATCATCCGAGCACTGTCATCGTATCGAGATTGCAGGATATCCTCGTGCATCTGATAGATGACATAGTCGTGGCGTTCCTGCGGCGTACTTGCATTCTTGAACTTGCCCTTCATCACATCGGCACGCCAATAAGGACTGATACCCAGCACCTCATCAGCGTCGAAATCGACGAATACGCGGAATTCAGTGTGCAGCGGCAAACCGTTGTAGATGGTCGGGTTGTGTTCCTTGTCCTTGATATATTCCCTTAGCACCCACTCGTTCGTTGTATTAGCACCATAGAAGCAGATATTGTTCAACGGCGAAGCCATAGAACAGGTCAGATGATTCAGGAACAGGAAATACTCGCCCATCTCATTGATTTCCTTCGTGTCATGGATATGAGCGTTGCGGAACTCATACTTGGAAGAATAAGTTCCGGTCTTGATGAAGTAATCCTCGTGCTCATCCAGCTTGAATATCCGCTTACAATAGCGGTTCACGATTTCCTTGGTCACTGGATTCAGGGTTTCAAAACCAAGGCGGGTGAGCTGCAGCATCGGCAGCGGAACACGCAAAATCTTGGTATCCGGAATCCTGAAGAACTTGTTCCCGCACAACGCTTTTGCCAGCGGCGGAAGCCAGAATCCCATCGTGTTGGGATTCATTTCGAGCATCTGGTAGGTGAAGTCGTCAAGGTCAAGAATATCAAGACCCTGACGAAACTGGTTGTAGTAGAACTTCTTCATGCGGTCATCACGTGCATCCTTGTACTCGGCGTAATTCTGAAGCAGAATCTTATACGATGGCTCCGAAATATCGACCTTCGCGAGATTTCCTGTCAGCTGAGGTCTGAGTTCTTCCGGGTATTTTTTCAGGTCATTGTTCGTTACCGTTACAGCGTATCGAGATGCCGCATAGTTCACATAGTATCCGCCGCGTTTTTCGTTGTAGATGTACAGGCGAGTACCATCTGTTAACTCACCTACGATACGGTCGATAAGCGCTTCGAGGTCCCGTGTAAACGGCACCCTCTTGTCGAGCATAGCCTTGACAGTAGCGGTATCCCACTGTAAGAAGTTCTCGGATAATGCCCCGTTGTCCAGCACCTGTTTCTTATAGGCGTCCTCGAATGTTTTGAGGGCATCAGGGCTGGTTTTCAGCATTGCGGCAAGTTCTTCGTAGGAAAACGATTTATCTTCCCTTTTGGTCATCATTTTACCGATTTTGGCAATCATATTTTCGATTTCCTCCTTTTTGGGAATCAGGTGTTTGCAAAATTCGGATTCTTCCAAATCAACTTATTCCCGTAATAGACTTCGGGAATGTACTTGATGGGAATTCTGCGATTGTCTTCGAGTTGCGAATCGTTGTTCGCGATAAACTCCTCGATGCGATTTTCTTCACTGCGCGGGGTGATGTTGCAAGTCGAAAAACCTCCACCGTACAGGATATCACTGTTCATCATACCTTTGACCGGATACTTTACTTCGGTCGTTTTACCGTTGATGTTCAGGACAAAGCGAACGGTTTTGTATTGCTTAGCAAGTTCCACAAGAAGCCTGAACATGATTTCCTGAGTGTTCGGACTATTGTACTTTCTCATATACTCTTCCGTCAACTCTTCCACCACAGCCAATGTAATCCCGTATAGGCGTCCAGGCCGCCCGGAATTTGCCTTTTTGATTTTCTCCATCATTCGCTCCGCCCAGCCGGTGGGATTAGCAAGATAATCCACTACCAGTTCATCGGCATTTGTGGATGTCAGGCCAAAGCAAGACCCTTTTCCAATCTCATCGACAATGCTGTCAATAGGACTGCGATAATTCTTATACCCTTTTATTATGCGACAGAAAGCGTTCTGTCGTGCTATCTTGTCGTAATGACTGCCCTTGAGAATTTTCTTGTCTTCTTCCGTCACATTCTCTCGGAACATATCGAACAGCTTCTGTGCCATTTCCTCTATGACAGAATCCGAGGTAAAAGAAGAACGGCAGAAAATCGTTTTGAAGTCACATGTTTCATTGACGGTTTTGGCATTATCGACAACGAGGCAAAGGAAGCGTATCTCCTGATTGAATGTTACGGGTTTCTTTTCCAAGGTTCCATAAAACCGCTGCCCGTACAAGGCATCTACCTTGTGCTCGCCATTGGCGAGCGGCACACGAATGAAACGGTAGTAGCGCCCGGACGGTTTTTCGGTATCGAGAATTGTGTTGCCTTCGAACACGGATGCGCCGGATTTGATAGCCTGCTCAAAATTCTCACGAGTTAAATTGATAGTCATTATTTCTTCCTTTCTGTTTTTTGTTATTTTTCAGCTGTTTTCTTCGATGCACAATTTGCTGCTACGAATGTTTTCCAACCATTTTTCATCCATAGCATTGCCGAGGCAATACTTTTTCTGGGATTCGTAGGACAAATCGCAGCCGGAAACGACATCACCGATGGCGTTCAAGTACAGCTCGCCGCTGTAAAAGTCGATGCCGCCGGTTTTGCTGAATTCGTATTCGAGCTTGTCTACATGAGGTTCACGCTTCTTATAGATATCCGAATCGAGATTCTTAGCACGCCCTTCGTTCAGTAAACAAGCCCGATGAAAGTCCGTCGCCTTATCGTTACGGTTATATTTCAAGCCACTAAGGATACTTTTACTTTCATATGGGATTGCTTCATGGAAATCATCGCTGCTGATACAAAGACCACACGAATAGTCATCCTTGTCATCGCAATAATTCCACCACTCCAGACTCGCCATAGCAAGGTCAGCCATCTTATCAACGGCTTTTCCGTTAGTGACCATGTAAAAGCTTCCAACGGCGATACCGCGCTCTTTGACAGCTTTCAAGGTGTATCGAATTGCAGGTATGTTCAGAGAAATTTCGCCGCCGGTAAAGGTAAGAGAGCTGATATAAGCTCCCATCTCAAAGCTGTCGAGAAAAGCATCGATGTACTTCTCCTGAATATCGATGCTTTCGGCATCTCCGCGCAGGCAGTGCGCACAGCACATATTGCACCGGCGCGTAACTTCTATGAATACGCTGTTTGCGGCATAAATACGCATTTTTTCATGTCCTTTCTGTTATTCTTCCGCGCAATCCTCGTAGTCGTCCATGAAGTTCTCGTTGCGGTCAACGACAACATTCACATCCGGCGGCGCAATTTTAGCCAGACCATAGTTCAAGAATAACGAGCCGGGAATGTCATCGACATCGCCCCAGTTCCAGCAGCCACAGTTGATTTCCAGCTGCCGTTTGCCTTCGTCCGTCTTGAGATAGTCCATGACAGCACTGCGCAGGACACTTTCTGGGTCATGGATTTGCTCCGGATTGTAGCTGAATTGCATCAGTGTGCATTCCGTTGCGGATAAGCCAATGACCTCATTGGCAACGATTGTAAAAACTCTTAGCATTGTGTTTACACTCCTTTTTTGTTTTGACGCAAAAAAAGCGGACCTCTCAGAATCGAGAAGTCCGCCCTTTAAGCGAAATTGTGAATTGTACGAAAGGCACAATACCTTTTTGATATGGATGTTATCTATCGTACAATACCCATTCTATTCAGTTCGCACATTTTGGCAAGAAAAAATCACCACCTACTTGCATATGCGGCGACTGATTTACTTGCTATCGTTTTAGTACCTTATTGGGGTTTTCCGTTTCCGAATCAGCCAAGGCGCGTTCCTGAACCCGGTTCGTCCAGAGCGGGACATTCCGTGTACTACTCAAATAGGCTTATATGGATTGGATGCTGATTGGATATTTATGGTTTGCAGTATCCGCAAGGCGTATATCCTTGCTCGATAAGTTCCTCTCTTGTGCCGGTATACTCCTCCCTGTTTGCATCGCTTATCTGAGATGTAGAAGAGCAATCAGGGCGGTGGAACTTGCGAGAGTTCGTGTTCAGGATGTAGGTCTCGGAAATTGTGTCAGGCTGCTGCGGCTCCTCTATCTCGGCAGCAGAGGTATCAGAATCCTTGTGGTATTCCCCATACGAGAAGGTGACTTCCGTACCGTCAGAGGTGCAGTAGATATCACCGAGTTCGTCCGTTCTGAGCACCTCAACTCCCGCGCTGGACAGCTTTGCAAGTGTCTCGCTGTGCGGATGACCGTAGCTGTTGTCCTTGCCGCAGGATATGACCGCATAAGTAGGGCTCACGGCATCCAGAAATGCCTGAGAGGTGGAGGTGCTGGACCCGTGATGCCCGACCTTTAAGACTGTGGATTCGATGTCTTGTCCGGTTTCGAGTATTTTCTCTTCCGTTTCCTGCTCGGCATCACCGGTGAACAGAAAGGATGTATCTCCGTAGACAATGCGAATCACGATGGAAGTATTATTCGTGTCCTCAGGCACGGAATTGACAGCCACAACGGTGACGGAGGCTTCACCTAGGGTGAATGTATCCCCCACTGCCGGAACGGTAATACCGCCGCCTCTCTCGTCCGCACGAGCCTTAAAGTTCCGGAATGCCTTGCTGTCATACTCTGTCACAGGACAGAATGTGACATCGGCTGTGTCAGCCTCGAAGGCACCTGAAAGACCTCCGATGTGGTCTTCGTGGGCGTGTGTTCCTACGACATAGTCTAAGTGTCCATCCGTTTCGCGCTGTAATACTGAGTATACAAGGTTCGAGTCATCAGCATTGCCGCCGTCAATGAGCATCGAGTGCCCATCACAGGTAACGAGGGTGGAATCTGCCTGCCCGACATCGATAAAGTGGATGGTAAAGCTGCCGCTTTCCGATACGCCAGCCGTCTCCTGACCGCTTTGTGCGGTAGTTTCTGAGACGACCCCGGATACAGGAAGGCTTCCCGGAGATTCCGGTGTCTGACCGCAGCCTGTGAAAGCCAGTGTGAAGAATACAGCGATTATCGCCGAAATTCTCCGAAGAAATTCGTGTTTGGTCTGCATATATTTATTTCTCCTTTCAAACAAAAAAAGCGGACCCGTCCCCAGAAAGGGACAAGTCCGCTAAAAACGAAATTGTGAATTGTAAGATATCTGGTATCTATCGTACAATTCAATTCTACCGGTATCGCAAAAATCTGCAATACTTAAACCGTATCCGAACCTTCATGACACAGCATCCTGTCCGCATAAATACAGCAGAGAACCAAGCCAAGGCTCGCAACGCAGCCGAACGCGACATGCTTCGGGGAAAGAAGGAGCCATTCGATGTCGTTCATTACTTTCACCCAAAACAAAACGCCCATCATAGTAATGATGAACGGAATAAAGACAGTTACTGTGTAATGCAGGAATTTTCGGAGTTTTCTTTTTTGCATCCTAAAACTACATCTCCCAATTATGCTTGTAAAACAGCCTGAACCACATATCGCTGATTCGTCGGGCTATAGCAGTCAAACGGATAGCAGGTATACATGATAAGTTTATCGATTCCGTCTGTGAAATTAACGAGGACAGTGCCGTCATCCGCAATCACGGTGCTCGCGTCCGAGGACACATAGCCGGGTTTTGCCAGGGTGACGGAATACACATACTCGCCGTAATCGGTATCCACAACAAAGTAATCCCCTATGCTGACATATTGCAGCAGAGAAAACACGCTGTCATTATGAGAGCAAAGCAGATGTCCTCCGGTCACACCGACTTGGTAAGAACCGGGATACTGATACACCCCGCCGCGTTGATTCAAAAGACTCTGGTCATCGCCCCAGATAAGAGAAGCGTTAAGACCAATCGCGTCACAGGTAATCGTGCCGTAGGCTTGACCCCAGGCTGCAGGGGCAACATCACCCCAGACAGAGGTCGCTGCCGCAGGTTCGGAAGTCGGCGCAGGCGTTGGTTCGGGAGTCGGACCCGGGGAAGGTTCTGGTTGCGGTGTAGGAGACGGTTCAAAAGGCGCAGACGGTTCCGGGCTCGGTTCCGGTACGCCGGAAAAGTCCGGGATTTTCTGCGCTTTTTCTGCTGTTTCTTGCGTCGCAGATTCAGAGGTGCTGAGAGAGGATTCAGATTGTGCTGACTCGGCAGGCAGAGGTTCCGCTTGCCATGAACAGGCTGCAACACTGGTCAGCACAGCCAATGTTGCAACGAGTATCAGTGCTTTGGTTCGCCGCATTTGAGTTTGTCCTTTCTAAAGCAAAAAATATATAAAAAAGCTGCCCTCAGTTCTTGTCGAACCGGGGCAGCCTTTTAGCAACGGACAGAATCAGCCATTTTTGTGTGCTTTCCGAAAGAATTTGTGGCTTACACTCCTTCGCCTTTCGGATTCCGCAGGTACTCTCGCCGTCATAATAGAGTAGGACGCCAATATCTTCGGGTATCTCTCCTTTGACCTTCTTATATAGCTCTGTAGGCATCGCATAGTAGTTGCAGTGCCCGACGAAATTGTGCCCGTGTGCCGAGTGAAAATCGCTCACGGAAATCTTGATTTCCACACAAGTGATGACGGCATCGAGCGTATACAGATGATTCGTCTTGTAGAAGTGGCACCATCGCTCGGAACAGTGCTCCCTGCAAAAATCCGGCGATGAAATATTCTTGACGCAGGTTGCTGCTTTCGCCTTTTCCTGTATCACAGCAGGCGAAACATCCGTATCCGTTTCGATGAGCGAGGCTAGTTTACAGGTTCCGTATTTGGTTTCAGCGGTAAAGCATTCCTGCACCCGGACAAAATCGACCAATCCGGATTTGACAGACCCGCATTCGACCGGCACTTCTAAGGCATCGAACCCTTGCCGAAACGAATCTGCTCGATACCCGCCGTAGCTGGTTGGATGCCACGCATGGAGCGCAGCCTCGATATCGCGGGTCAGCTGAGTTTTCGCCATCTGACATCACCGGAAAATCTGCTGACCAATCTCGACCATCTTACGGCGTTTGCGGTGCAGCGAAACAAGCTGGTACACAACGACGGCAAATGCCGCAGCGGCAAGAAATTTCAGAATCTTTTTCATGGTAGTTCTCCTTAGTCAGTTCATGGTTTAGTGTTTTGTCATTGCTCCGCAGTATATTGCCGCAGCATGAGTTCCTGCACGGTCATCACCGTGAAGCCTTCCTTTGCCGCCTCATTGAGGGCTTCGTAGTAGTCATCCACATACAGAGCCTGTGCAGCATTCAGACCGGCAGCTTGGGTCAGAAGTTTCATGACGGAGGTCTTCCGTTCGGGGGTGGCAGTCCCGATGACATCGAGGAACTGTCTCAGATAGTGCATTTCAAGCCACTGCTTTTTATACGGCAGGGTCATACTGTCCTGCACGCGGGTAATGCAGTATTTTGGGATACCGTCGCAGCTTTCGATAAAATGCTGAACAAGCGTATTGGCTTTTCCAATCTCATCGAATACCCTGTACCCGCCCCGGTTCTCCGCCTCATACCGCAGCAGCCGTGCGCGGTGTGCGTCGGCAGTCGCGTCGAGTTTCTGTTCCCGATAATGGATGAGAAGGGTATCATCGAAATCAAAGAACATCATACGAATTTTAGAGAAATTCACTAATATCACCTTCCTTCAGTTTCTCGCCGATGCAATTTCATGTCGAACAACCTCAGCTTCGGTGTAAAACTCATCGCTGTAGTCATCATCGCTCGTTTTCTGACAAACCTTGTGCCGGTGCGGCGCGGAGCCTTCCTGCTCGATGAAAATGCGCCAGATGCCGGAGGAGAAGCAGACAAAGAGAATCGTGTTGTCGTCCAGAAATAGCCTGACACCGGCAACATCGAAACACCCGATTTCATCCTCGAAGTATCGAGAATTTTCGATACAAACGATATCATCGCTATAGCCGTAAATCTTGACCATTCTGCTACTGCCCCCTTACTTGATTACAAAATTCTTTGTAGCATCCTCTGCCTCACTGTACCGGCTCGCATTGCGCCTTGCAGCCTGCAAGAGAACATCACGCTCGGCATCGAGTGCCGTCTGCATCGAGGTCTGCTGTACCCGCTTGGCATGGGATGTACGAGCGTCCTTGTACTGCGGATACTCTGCGACGATTTTATCCATCAAAGCCCAACGCTCTTTATCGGAAAGTGCGTTCAGGTTGATGTTATCGCGGCGCAGCCGTTCAATCGCATAGTCTAAATACGCGAATTCTTCCGCAGACGGGATAGCTTCTATATAATCCCGCATCGTGGCAGGAGGACCGTTGTAAGTCGCCATCGCCTCGTTGTACAGCGTTTCCGCAACCTCTGACCCGTACCACTTATCCGGCTCATAGCCATGGTTGTGGTACACCTCCGCTACCCAGAGAGAAAATGCTTTGCTGTAGGTCATATAGTCCCTCCTTCTCAAAAGTCCCCGAACGAGAGCTGACGGCTCTGCGAGACCGGGATATTGGTTTTTGGCTTTGACGAGTGCTTAACTTCCCCGTACTTGGCGAGATTCCGGCATTTATATCCGTAGCCCTTCTGTGCGGCAGAAATCGACTTGTATCCGTATCCGCTTGCATCGTCCAGCACCTGGTCCTTGTCGTTCAGATTGACGACAATATACCGCACATCATTGGGCTTAGAGAGCCGGGACGAACGAATAACGGTATAGGGGATGCGCTTATCGAATTGAGGCTTTCCTTCTTCCGGGTCAGGTTCGGGCTTTGCGACCTTATCCTCTTCCGGCATTTCAAGCTGGACATCGACCCCTGCCTTAACGAGGGATTCAAGCGTAGAGGCAAGGGTCTCATACCGCGTATTCTCCACGGTATTCGTATCCTTCTTTTTCCGCTCCTTCCAGACCTTCAACAGTTGACGTTCGCTGAAATTGATGATAAGACCACGGTCTTTGAGCATCTTACGAACAACATAGGTGGAAAGCGAAGCGTAGTTCGCATATTCACCGATATGGTGCTTGATATCCACCTCGGTCTTGGACATAGCTGCTTCGAAATCCCTGTGATTGTCGAGCCAATCCTCAATAACGCTGAGCAGTTCCTTCTTGGACATGGATTCCTCTACCAGCTGCTTGTTTTTCCGGACATAATCCTCACAGGCAGCGAGAATCGAATCGTAGCCGTTCATGGCACTGTTATCGATGATTTGACGGTTCGCAGCATCCACAATGATATACTGCTCACCACGGCGGATGATAGAGATACCTTCATCAGCCGTTTTCTTCTCTTCCTTGACATTGCCGCCGACATCGAATTCCGGCAGCGAATCATCGGTCATGATTTGCTCGATGATGGTATCGAGGTCCTGCGTATAGTCCTTGGAAATCGTATAGCTTTCGGCCTTGGCAAAGACCTGTTTCGTGATACAGGTGATTACCGCGTCCAGGAACTTGTCAGGGTCCGGAATTTCGATTTCATACATCATGTTATCGCGGATATTCCAGACAACACCCTGCTTTAACCCGGTAGCCAGCATATAGCAGGCACATTGCAGGAAATGCTTGTGCGCGAGCGAAGATACGAATTTCAGCAGATAGACCTTGTTGTCCTTCACGACATCCGCCATTCCGCTGATAACAAGTTTCTTCTTTGCCTTGGTATCTACCATGGCAGTCAACTCACAGCGTTCCTGTACGGACTCGTCGGGAGTGAATACCATAGACAGGCGCTTGTTCAGGTCTGTTTCCTGCGCTCTCGTAATAAAGGGAAGTTCGACCTGTTTTACATACCGGTCCTGACTCGTCATCAGCATCGTCAGGAACAGCACCTTCTCCTCCACGGATTTCCAGCTGGCAGGCAGCGCTACCTTCTTGTCGTTATGCAAGTACATGTAGAAGGCAATCGCGCTGTCGATATCGTAGTAGTCGAAGAAGTTTGCCTGCTGGTAGATGCCAATGCAGGGAGCCAAGTCAATCATCGCATCCGAATGCTTGATTTCGATTTCATGTACATCTTTATGGAAGACCGGCGTTGTATTGATAAGCTGGTAGCAGTGCTCTACATCCTCATCGAACTTGAAATCGAACATTTCAGAGATATCGAACTTTGTATTGAACTCCTGATTCATCTTGACGGGAGTCATCAGGGTCTTATCGCTGACCAGCCCAAATCTGTCCTCTTTTTTCGGAGGCTCTACAAAGATGACCTCATCCTTACCGCGACTCGCCGCAACGCAGAAAAGGTTTCTCAGAATCTCATACCGCGCCATAGGCTGAAATATACGGGAGCACCAGTAGGATTCCGTGAAATCAAAGACCACACAGATAGGGCGTTCCATGCCTTTACTGCCGTCAAAGGTCGTAAAGATACCGACATCTGCGCCGGGTGCTACATGCTTTTCGCCGTCCGGTTCCTTGATTGAGGCATATACATGGTTCTTGTCATAGAGGTTGCCGGGTCTTGCTTCCAGTTCATTCAGAACCTTTACCATAGACCCCGTTCTGGCACCGAGACACAGGACATCCTTCGGGTTCTTGGTATCCAGATAGTCTACCACCTGCTCGCGGGACATGGTCGATACCTTACAGTTCTTGTTCACGCCGTTGATATCCTTGCCCCAGACGTTTCCGAGCCGCTGTGCAAGGTCATGGGACAGGCGAAAACATTGCGTGAAATTGACCTGCGTGTGCTTGCCTAAGAATTTATGGATGAACGACCAGATATCCAGCGAGGTTTGGTCATAGATTTTCTGTTTCATGTCCCCGACTGCGATGATTTGAAGACCGGGGTTCGATTCCTTGATGTATTCGAGCATCTTCGAGATTTCCTCGTTGATGTCCTGATACTCGTCGATGATAAGCACATCAAAGTGCCCGACAGGAACGCGCTTCCTCAAGACCATCCCAATCTGCTCGCCCTGTCCGACATTCTTGATGCCGCGCCGGTACAGAATTTTCGAGGCAAATCCATGATAGTTCTGAACCGTGACATTATCGTTCAGAATCTTTTCCTGCGCATCGAGTTTCAAAAGCCGGTTATAGGTCAGGTACAGAATTTCCTTAGAGGAATCAAACTCGTTGCACAAGACATTGATAGTGGATGTCTTACCGCTTCCGATACAGGCATCGCACAGCACATTTTTCCCGTCAAGCGCCAGCCGTACAAGGTCCTGCTGTTCGCTGGACAAGTCTTTGAGCGTCATTGTAATCCCTCCGAATAGTAGATTGGCAGGCAATAAAAAGCCCCTGACAGCCATTAAACAGCCATCAGGGTACAGTTTTTAGTCTATAATTTAGATTGTATGCAGTTCGCACAAATGTGCAAGGGGCTGTTGATAAAAATCGCTGTTTGTATATTTTATGTGAACCTCCCACGACTAAAGTCGCGGGCTTCCATCCAATTTATTTAGGAAGGACTCCGCCTGCTGGGAATACAGCTCTGCCTTAGATGTCGCGTCCCGAAGGGTACGGCCCCACAACAAAGTCAATCCCAGAGAGGCTGCAATCATACGTCAGTTTACCAGTCGCACTACGCTGCCTCTTGCAGGGCTGCGGTCATTGCACGAAGGGTACTTAACGTACATGAGGTTCTACGCTGAGCATCCGGAACTTTTGTCCAGAGGTCAGACCTCACCGTCACCGGCAAGGGTTTAAGGAATTCGCGTACAAAGTACCGGGCACCAATGTTGTAGCTGGCGCTCAGGTCGCAGTTGTAGCGTTTTCCGCTTTGGAAAGTACACAGCGCACGGTTGGTTTCGTCGCGCACGACTTCACCGCTGCCGTCGTAGGCCAGCTTGCTGGTCCCCCATGCGCAGATGCGCGAGATGTGGATTCCACAGCGGTGAGCTTTGTGCTCAACGTATTGCTGGATTCCGTTCTTGCGCCACATGTGCAGGCGCTGTGCCTTATTGCCTTTGGCTTTTCTGCCACGAAAATCAAGGTACTCAAAAACGATGCAATCTACAGAATGCAGCACGGCAAAATCTACAATGGCAGAGGATATTTTCTTTGCTAATTCGTCGTTCAGGCGGCGTGCATATTTCCAGAAGGATTGTACGTTTTGAGAGCCATGTTCCCGTTGGTAACGTCTGATGCGGTTAAGCACGTGCCACAGATGGTCTTTTTCACTGGGGAAGTTGATAAACTTCCTTGCCAGAACAGTTCCATCGGCGGACATGATACTGCAAACCGCATCGGAGTTTAAGCCAAGGTCAACAGCGCAGATGCGCTGGTCGGTTACAGGTGTTTCGGAAAGTTCGACTTCTTCTGTGAAAGCGAAGCGCAGGTAGTATTTCCCGTACCGCTTTTCCAGAGTCGGAGCCGGAGGCTTGCAATGCTGCCAGTAGCGTTTCAGGTAGCGGACGTCTGTCCCACGCAGCCGGACCTTTACCCAAACCCAGTCGTTATGGAGAAAGAGTTTCAGGTATGCGACACACGGGTCATCCGAGGCACGGTGCATTTCCTTGTTGTAGAAGGTCGGCATTGCGAATCGCTCCGCTTGCAGTTTGGGCTCCTTGCCTTGTCTGCCGTCCTTCTCCCAGTTGGCGTGATTCGAGCGGTAGCTGCTGACACAGCCGAGCGCCTCCTGAATCACAGCCCTGCGCAGATACGACGGCATCTTATGGAATCGGACGTCGAAATCATACTTGGCGATGTTGTGCTTTGTCCTGTGAACTAAATGCTCAGCCGCATTGAAGCGTTCCTTCGCTTTTTTGCTGTGCAAAGCGTCCCACTCAGCGTCGAACACGCTAATCAGGAAGGAAAGCGCACATCGGTACAGGCGAATCGTATCGCTGAAAATGCTGCTGTTATCGAGAATCTGGACTTTATAGCTGGATACAATTTCCATAAAGAGCGCCTCCTTTCTAATGTTTTAGCGGCTTTTCTGGCGAGAGATGTATTCCTCAAACGCCGCCTAACTCACGACTGAAGTCGCGAGAATGCGGCGGCGAATTATTCAATTTCATTCAGGATACGGTACAGTTCCGTGCCCACGACTCTTGCAAGTTCGCAAGGCACTGCATTCCCGATTTGCTTATACTTGCTCGTTAGATTCCCGCAAAAGACCATATCTTTAGGGAATGTCTGGATAGCCGCTGCTTCTCTATAGGACAGTCGTCTGGTACTACCTTTCTCCCCGAACTGCCAAAGGTCTTTGCCGACCTTCACCATGTCAGGCGACCCAGGCCAGAGAGGCACTTGCTTTGCCATCGCGGGAATCGTGAACGATACGCTGTCCCAGCCGCGTTTCCGGTTCCGGGACATGTAGCGCGAGGAGTAGGGTTCTTTGCAGATTTCATCGTCCGTCGCCGGGGCTAAACCCTCTAACGCCTGCCGGATACTGATACGGTCAGGAAACGGTGCAGGAACTTTGAACTCTGCGCCATACTTTTCAGCAATGTCTTTTCGGATACCCACAAGGAGGATTCGTTGTCTATCTTCCGGGACATGGTAGTCCGCAGCATTGACAAGGTTGATGGACACCGCATACCCTTTGCTCTCGAAATCTGCGATGATAGCGTCCTTGATTTTTCCGCCACCAAGCGTCAGCAAGCCTTTGACGTTCTCGGCGAGAAACAGCTTTGGCTGCTTCTTCTCGACCAGCTTGACGCAGTGTCGGTAGAGCACATTCCGGCTATCGTCGACTTTTCTCAGTCCCGACAGGCTGAAGCCCTGGCACAGGAATCCAAAGGAAGCAATATCGCAATCTGGGATGGTATCGTAGTCCACTTTGCCGATATCGCCTTCTACCACCGTGGCATTGCTCCACAGCCTATGGGTCTCGCAGGCATCATGATTGAAGTCGTTCGCCCATACTGTGCGAAACCCGGCTTGCTCTAAGCCGATATCAAGTCCCCCTGCACCGGAAAACAGAGAGACATGGGTGTATGTCTTACTCATGGTTTTTCGCTTTCCTGCCGCTTTTCGGTTATGGTTGATGGTTTTGCGCCGCATCAGCAATTCGCTCTTTTGCAACAACAAAAAAATCGGCATCCTTTTCGATGCCGATAAAGTTTCTATTCACATTCACTGCCGCCACGCCGGTCGAGCCGCTTCCCATACAAAAATCAAGGACTGTATCGCCCTCATTTGTGTAACTCTTGATGAGCCATTCACACAAAGCTACGGGTTTCTGTGTGCCATGCGCCGCACATTTTTGTTTATCAGTGGCAAAGGTCAATACACTCGTTGGAAATCTCTCGGTGCTGTCGTAACTTTTTGCCTTGTATTTCCCATAATCCTCAGTCATCTTGGAGTTCCGCTTATGCTCAGCCGTTGAGACCTTTCTCGGATGCCCTGAGGTCTTCTGCGGGTTGTAGGTGGGCAGTTTCCTGTAAAACACTAGGATGTCTTCATGCGCCCTTAGCGGCATCCGGTTCGCGTTGAGGAATCCTACCGGAGATGTCTTCTGCCAGATGAGGTTATATCGCCACGGGATGACTTTGCTGTCCATCAGGGTCTTGGTGTATGCTCCCGCCGAGAAAAGAATCACTGCGCCGTTTTCGGTCAGGATTCTATCCAGCTGCTTCCAAATCCCCTGCTGTTTGTTTTGGGTCCAATCGGACATTGCATCAGCATAGGAAATTCCCGCCTTGTAGCAGGAAAGAAGAAACTCTGTCAGGCTTAGTCGCTTCCCGTCCTTCATGATGAAATCCTCAAACGGCAATACCGTATCCCAAGCCTGATGCGTAATACCGTAGGGCGGGTCCGCTAAGACGAGATTTACGGAATTTGCCGGAATCCCGTTCAGTTTCTCGCAGCAGTCTCCCTGCATCAGCGTAACGGTGCTCATGCTTTACCTCGGAACAGTTCCTTCAAGGCATCCAGCTGGTCAGCCTGAACCTTGCCGTCTCGGATGATGGTGAAGAATCTGCCCTCGTCGAGCAAAGCACGCTCCTGCTGCCCGTACATCGTCACGATGCCCATGTGCCGGCCTTTGAGGTAGTTCAGCATATCCTTTTCCGGGAACTCTTCCCGGAACCGCCACGAACAGATACTGAACGGAGCGTACTTATTGATGAAATCCTCGCTGTCACTGTGAAATGCCTCGTCCCGATTCTGGTATCTGTGATGCCGTGCCGTAGTCGCAAGGATATCTACCCCGTGGACTGTGGGTGCATCGGTATCGACCAGAGGCCCGAACACGACCAATTCCTGTACCTGAAACACAAAAGGTCTTTCCGCCTCGCTCTTATTGATGAGAATCGCTCGCTCAATCGCTTCCAAGCATCGCTTCTGTGCGAGCGCTCGTGAATATTGTCGCTTCTTTTCCGCCATGATTTCCTCCGCAAAACAAAAAAAGCCCCGCGCAGACATTTCATCCACGCGGGGCTAGAACAAACTATGAGTTTTTAGAAAACTGCTGCCGTCTGCAAAACGACCGGCACCACCGTACCGAGCACCAGAGTCAAGGTCATCATGACTGCCATGACAAGAGAAGCAGCCTTCTGGGCTTTCTTTCGATTCCGCATCATTGTACCTCTTTTCGAGAAAAATCAAGCCGCAGAGAACAAATCCCTGCGGCTTATACTAAATCACTTTATATTCTCCATTGTATCCAATTCGCACGAATGTGCAACTGCCAAGCGACGAACACGAAAATTTTCAGTCACCGGGCTTGCCGCCTTCCTTTCTGCAGCCCGTTAGCAACCTACCGAGCGGCAGTAGCTAAATTCCCGGCGCGACGCCTATCCCAAACTGCTTCGTCCAGAACGGAAACAAGGCGAACCCCTTCCTGTGCCATTCGCCCTTGTATCCTTATGTACTTTTTTGTATCTTTTTGTTGTTTTTCCTATTGCAATTCCACCAGCGTTCCCGTATAATAGTTACAGAATGATACACAAAGCTACAAAATGATACATGCGAAAGGAGTCGCTATATGTTCTCTGTCAAGCTGAACGCCCCTGTCCTGCTTCGCAAGCAGCTGCCGGTGATTGCCAAGGCATTGCATGTTGATGAGAAGGTCCTTGACGATTTTCTATCCGTTTCGGCTTTCTATGGCGTTAAAGATGGCAAAGGAACAATTGTCCCTATAAAGAAAACGGATACCGTTGTCCATATCGATTATAAGGCATATGATAGCTACTATTTTGTTGTCGAAGCTATCCTGCAATACGCCAAAGATATCGATGCTTCTGTTACCGTTCCTGTCATCACCGAAATCGAACTCGGTACAGATGTTTTCAAGAAGATGCCTCCTGACCAGCTTTCAGATATTGTATATCTGGCAAAACTGCTCCGCGACAGCAACGACCGCATTCCAAGGCTAAAAGAGTTGAATGCGCCGTACATTCTTGTTGCCAGCGAGTGCGCACACCTGTGCAAAAAGGTAGAGTGCCTTGAAGACAACGCACACATGCCGTCCCCCTCCAAAGACTTAGACGGACATGTATATGCTTCCTTGCATGATATCGGTTATTCGATTCTTGACGGCTGGCTGAACAAGGATGACAGTTCCGAGTATAATGATAAGGAGAATGCGGGATATGACCCCGATAAGCTGGCGGCGCTCGTCAAGAAAGCCATCGGTACGCGGACACAGGAGCAGTTTTCCCAGACATCGCATCTCGGCCGCGTATATGTGAACCGTCTTGCGAACGGCAAAACACAGTCTCAGCCTACCGAGGTTACCTTGAAGAAAATCGCCAAGGCAACGGATGCCGTGACGGAAAACGAGCTTCGTCAGGCATGCGGTTATGAGCCGCTTCCTGGTGAGGATGTCGTGGAGTCTAAGAAACGCATCGAAACCGTGGACGACTACACATGGATTCACGAGAATGTGAATTATTTCCTCGAATTCCTGAAAGCGCAGATTCCGATGGCGTTGCCGCTGTATAATCTGGTCATCCTCGAAAATCAGTACATGAGCATCCACAAGGACGGCTATGACCTTTTCAGTATTCATCGCTGCTCGGCTCCCGTCGAGTATTCTGAGGACGGTACTGTTGCGAATGTCATTTACCCCGTTACTTTCGATTTGACAAATTTTCAGCGTGGCATCCGCCTTTCTGTGGCCGTCGGGCTCTTGGGTCATTACAGCAAAAACAATGAGCTGTACATTACCGACTACATCACCGATGTCGATGCACTGTACAAGTATGCACCCTTCTTGCGCAAGGCTATCGACAAAGTAGGAGAGAATTTCAGGGAAAGCGGTATAGATATTCAAGACTTCCCTGTTTTTTACTATACTATAAACCTGAAGAAGGCATTTACAGCAAAGCATGTCTTTGCGAAAATGGAGAAGTTTCTGACCAGTCTTGTGAAAGTTCGTGTGGATGCACTCGGATTCTATGCTGACAACCTGAGCGACGAGACCTTCATCAAGTTCCTTAAAAACCATAAGAAGGTCATGACGAACGAGTACGCCGACAACGAAATCAAGGATTTCTACGAGAATGTTGTTGTACGGCATGGCGACATCGAGGACTTCTTTGCGGAGAACTCGGACTATAACAGTAAAGCCGCTATCGTCGCCTATGTCATCCAGAATGAGGCTTCGGACGATACTCCCCGCCGTCTGGTAGACGGATTCACCTTTGACGATGACGACAAGGAAGATAGACCCTGTGTTGCCGCCTCGAAGCGGAAAATCGAAGCATGGCAGAAAGAGCATCCCGGTAATGGCTTTAACCTGAAAGTGTTCTCTGACACTCTGAAAAAGTATGCCGATGAGTTGGGCTTAGAGTTCGGTGACGTATACTACTATCTGGTTGTCGAGGATGACAAGGCTGACGAGATGGGCGTTCGCGTCTAATACTTAACCTATAGCCTCTGACTATCCCAGACAAAAAATAATGCTGCTACCCGTTAGCTGGGCGGCAGCATTTTTGTTTTCCGTTCTGAACATGCATTATCTCGCACTGGCATCCGCACCGGGGGCCTTTCTGCTGGGGTTCCGGTGAGTACCCTGCTTGCTGGCGGCAGGCGGCAAGTAGTGCCGGTGCTCTGTGGGCCCTGCGGAAATTCGGGCAAAAAGAAAACGAGAACTGCGCCATTAGCGGAGTCCTCGCAAAAGATAATTCTTTTTGATTACATTGTCAGTATACCTCGAGCCGCACGGATGTGCAAGAGGTCATTTGCGATTCTTTTGGGCAGGTTTCTGGCATCCTAAGCGCATCGCCTTGCAGTAGATGGCAGTGCTTGTTCGGTTCAGAGTTTTCTGCAGAGATTTGCTCGTACCTTCCACGGGAAAGCGTTCCCGGAGCACCTTTTCCTCATCAGCCGTCCATGTCGAGCGTTTCTGGTACACAAGGCCCATGATGCTCGTGTGGTTCAAGACAGAAGCACGGCTGCGGTTGAGGTCTTTCAAAAGAGCCTCGCTTGCACCTTCCCAAGGATACCTCTCAATGAGAATATCCTCCTCTTCGTCAGTCCACCGGCGTCTATTTTCGTATCGGAGCCCCAATGCGTTAGCCTTCATATTGATGAGATAGGCACTGCGCTGAAACAGTTGCACCAGTTTCTGGCTTGCCCCCTCCTTCGGGTATCGTTCAGCCAGAATCTTCAACTTCTCCTCGGTCCAATAATGCCGAGAGCCTTTTATGCCGAGCAGACGAGCCTTTCTGTTAATGGTCGCGGCGCTTCTGCCGAGCAGTTTCTGGAGGTCTTTGCTGGCACCCTCGTTCGGATACCGCTCTCTCAGAATCTCGATGTCCTCGTCAGTGAATCTCTTTCGTTTCACATTGCGAAGCCCAACTTGCTGGGCCTTGAAGTGAATTGCCTGCTTTGTGCGGTTCAAGGTCTTTACGAGCGCATCACTCGCGCCTTCCTTCGGATACCGCTGCTTCATAATCGCTAATTCTTCTGCTGTCCAGGGTTTTGCCATGGTTTTGCACCTCTTTCGTTCGTTGGCAACAAAAAAAGAGCAGACGCACCACTGGGGTGAATCTGCTCTTCTTCGTCAGAATGTGAATTGTACGGAAGTCGTTTATTATGCTGCTATCTATCGTACAATTATAAGTGTATGCCATTCGCACAGCCTGGCAAGAGGAAACTGTGCTCAGAACGAAAATGGCGCTCGCTGCGCTGCATCATTTAGTTGTCGTATATCGGTATGCCGATATAGTGCGGGCGTACCCATTTTTTTGAGCGTGGCGAAGAAAACTCTCAGTATTGTGTACGAGTTGCAACTCCTACCAGTTTTGTGTCCTTGCACATTTTCCCAACGAGTTTTTGCTGAAATCCGCACTTTTTCCAGCGAGTTTTCGGCTGTATTCCATGTTTTTCTGTGGATGAGCCTATTGAGAGAAATTTTCTGCACCGCTTTTTCAAAAATTCGTGTCCTCAACACCGCCTAGCAAAGGCAATCTGTGTTCAGAACGAAAATAGCGGGGGCCACGCTTTGTGCGCATCTTGTGTATGGATTGCAACAAGCCGATGCAACCCCAATAATAGCAAACTCCGGGAGCAATACAGCCCCCGGAGCTTATTTGATGTCACCTTTTAAAAAAGATTATTTAGATTGTGCGGCAGACACCTTGAACAAAACCAGCCTGTCGGAACAATGCATCGGAACAATGTCGATTTGGTTTTGATATTGTTCCGCATATCGTTCCGAGCCTATCCCCCACAAACAAAAAAGCCCTGCACACACAAAAGCAGCATGTGCAGGGTCATTCTTTTATCCGAGAGGCCTCTCCAACACTTCAAGGATGTAGGTGAAGAAATAGAACGCGAGGTTTCCGATTTTATCGGAGTCGTGCTCGACATTTGCCATGATACGGCTCAAAGACCCGTTTTTCAGGGACTTCATGGCAGCATAGACGAGCAGATAGATGTTTACATAGGTCATCTGCTCCTTGGGCTTGTAGCCCTCGAACGCTTTCAGCTGGCACTCTCTGGAAATCTTCTGAGCCAGCGAATACCAGCTGCGCAGATAAAACTGTCCTCCCTCTTGGTTCATCTCCTGCTGTACTCGGACCTGATATTTCGGATAGTTGTTGTTGACGACCTCGGCGAACTCCGTATCCTTGAACTTATTCTGATGGTAGTACAGCCACAGAGTCGAGTTTGCCAAGTCCATGCACGCCGCAGCCAGAAGCTGTGCCTTGTCATCTTCCAGCGGCACAGTATGCGTCACGGACTCCTCTAAAGGCTTGCCGTTGAACAAGTCTACATGCTTATAGGAATCCTTGCCGGCCTTTACTGTCGTATCGATGAATTCCTTGAAATCCTCGACCAGTGCCACATACGCCTGATACTGAATGTCCTCGGTAGAATCCTGAGTATCTTCAACGAAATTTTGCTCGTTCATAGTGTTATCCTTTCTCTGCTCGACAGTCGTTCTCAGCGGCAATACCGCTTGCCTGTATACTTCATGGTACGCAATTCGCACAAATGGGCAACTATTTTTGCGAAATAAGAAGGCAGGCTCCGAAAAGAACCTGCCATGAGTATTAGAGGTTAAAGATTCCCAGCCAGCGCCGAAACTTGATACCGAACAATTCCTGTGCCTGCTCGTAGTTCATGATAAGCTGGTTGCCGCCCGAAATCTCTGCTTCAAGGGAGTTCGGCAGCTCGTCTGCAATGTATTTCAGTTCGTACCACGGTCCATCCGGTGGATAGGAGTAAATGAGCCGGTTCTGCTTCTTATCCACCCGGAACTTGCTCGGGTCAGCCTGCCACGCCAGTTCGATTTTTTCAATCGCAGCACGGCCGATGCTCTCATCGCCCATGTAGTCGTTGTAATACAGGATACGCACATAGTCCGGCAAATCGATTCCGCAAGCCTCGAAGATATCTGCAATCACACTGGACGAGGCATGGAAGATATCCGGGAAGTATTCTTTGCCATTCGCATTCTCACGCATTTCCGTCGTCATCTCGTCGATGCAAACAAGCATCCGTCGGACATACTCCCCGTAGAACGCGGTGGTCAACTCCGACATACTCTCATTCACTCGCTTCGAGTTCTTGGCACCGCGCTCGTTGTCGATTTTAGCACCGATTCGACAGATGATAGCGCGTTTCGAGAGGTCTTTTGTCAGCGAGGTGATTTTATTCGATGTGATAGATACAGCAGGATAGTTCACGAGCCTGTCTGAGATACCCCATTCATCGTTCTTGATTACCCGTTCTGAATGGTTCTGGAACTGGGTCTTGGCGAGGTCGTCGATGTTCAGCGGCAGTCCCTCACATACTCGTTTGAGGCCATCGATTCTTGTGGCTGTAAAATCCTCCGTTGTGTTCATCTTGACGGTCTCTCCGCACATGAGTTTGACAAGAAATTTTATAAAGGTCGTCTTGCCGCCGTTTGAGTCGCCGTATATAACGCCATACATCGGGAACAGTTTGGTGTCGTAATTGTTCCTTGAGGCAAAATACCGCAGATACGCCATGAACGGGGTAGCCAGATACCATGTCATATACTTGAAGTAGTCCTTCTTTGCCTGTTCGACATCGCCGTAAAAGTAGTCCATGCCTGAGAAGAACTTCTGGATGCTCTTGATGTTCTTGGCTACCTCGCTGAGATTCGGGTTGAGGTCGATATCTTCATCGTTGAAGGTCATAGTCCCGGCATCATAGTCGATATGCAGTTTCGGAAGCTGCTTAACTGCCTCAGCCGCCACACGCCGAACCTCGGTATACCGTTTCGTAAAAACGCGCATCGGTTCCGCTGCCACCACAATACGATTCGCCTGTACCGGCATCTTAGGTATAATTGGCTTGACGAGTTCCTGCATCTTCTTGACATCAGCGACTATCTCGTATTCTACTTCATCCTCAGGTTGCGCTTGTTCCAAAAAGATGAGCTTCTGCTTTTCGATGGATTGGAAAACAGGCACTTCTTTGATGTTTTCTTTCAGATAATCTTCCTGATTCATAGTGCTCACGACTGCCTTATACGAAACGTTGTCGGAACAGGTCTCCTTGAAGGTCTCGAACAGAACCTTGTAATGCGAAAATGCCGCCTCATCATCAAAGCAGACGATATTCTCTCGCTGGATGCCGCAAAACGCCGGTGCCGACATATTCGCACTGCCGGTGATGACTCGGACCCGCTTATGGTCAGCGCTCTCCAAGATAAAGATTTTCTCGTGCGATTTCGTGTCCCGCGATACATACAGCTGCAAAGACCCGTCATCGAGCCGGTTCGCAAGGCTTCCTGCCGACTTAGACTTTGCGAGCCGCTGCACGCTGTCGATTTGCACCGACATAATGGCAGCAATGTCGTTGGCGATGATTTTCTCGCATCCGAACACGACTTCCGCATACGAGAACTTGTTGATGACCTTATTCACGAACTCGATACCGGACGAAAAAGTGATAGCATAGAGTCTGTCGAATCCGTCAAACAGCTCCTCCCAATTCGTTTCGACCGTATCAGCATATATCGCCTTCACAACACTCAGCGCCTGCGTGGAGATGCTCGCCTTTGCCTTCGTGGTATTGTTCGCCACGAGTTTGAAGGGCTTATCCGTCTGCCCATCACTGTCCCCCGTATCCTCGCCGGGGTCCAAGAGTTCTTCCGGGCCTTCCTCGGTGTATTCGGGGCTTTCCGATGCCATCATGTCCATTAGCGACATCTGATTTTCCAAATCGTTTGCTTTCCTTCGTGCCATTTTGTGTCTATCCTTCCTAAACAGATTTGTGTCATTTCTTTTGGTCGGGTATATAAGCGAGCAGTTACTTTTTTAGCAACTAATCATTCATTCATGTTTTTTTGCTTTTTCGGTTAAATCTGATTTTAGGTATTCCTAGTTTCATTCTACCACTTATGCTGTCCCATTGTCCGGACTTCAAACTACTCGGCGCAAGTTTTATTCGCCTCAGCCGGATTTCATTCGTCTTTTCTTGTATTCTCTTCGCGTTTCGTTTAATTTCGTGCTGATTTACAAAAGCAGCCCTATTTATTATAAATACATCCTTGCATCGCTCTTTTTGTTCTCCAATTCCCATTGTATGCAATTCGCACGGCTGTGCAACTGCCCGTAGAATATCGAACTGCTGGAAATCATGCCTTATAATATCAAAGTGCTGGTAAAATCAGCTTGCTTTGCTTCCGAATCGCTATATACACAAAGCAAAAAGCCGTCCACCAGAAAAGGTGAACGGCGTATATTTTTGCAGGGGGTTATGCTTGCGCTGCTTTTGCTTTCTTTCCGTTGTACAAGGCGGCAACCATATCGACTGCTTCATCCATCGAGCGGCACTGGTAGCTGATGACCGTGCCATTACCAACCAGCATGTTACCGCTGCGCCAGAATGCCTTGGAGTCAGTGGTATAAATGATATTGCTTTCCACGCGCAGTTCTACGCCGTTGTTCGTCATGACCGTTTGCATAGTGTACCTCCCTAAAACCTTTTACCGCCGTACAGCCCCACGACCGTACCCAGCGCTTCTTCTTTTGACTGACAGTTGCAGCTAATGACCTTGCCACTGCATGTCAGCATCCTGCCGCAGAGGTTGTAGGTCTTGCCGTCCGATGCAATCAGGAGATTACCGCAGCAATTCACCGTCACGCCTGATTTCGTATACACTACCATGCTCTTACCGCCTTTACTGGTTTTGTTTGTTTTGTGCTGTTTCCCTTTAGCCCGCCGTACTTTGCCAAGACGAGGCACAGGGCGTCTCGAATAGTCTCGGCATGCCCATAGACATGCCCATCGTCACCAATGACTTTTGCCCCTTGCAGCCAGTAGGATGTATCGTCAGAGGCAAAGACCGTGTTGCCATTGAGGACCAGCGTTACGCTTGATGCAGTTTCGATTTTTACTATGCTCATATTCGTTTTGCCGCTTTCCTGTGCCGTTCTTCGATTTTGTACTGTTTGTCAGCAGTATTATTAACTGCGCGAGCATGTTCAATAGCTTCAATGCAGGCTTTTTCTGCATCTTCTCGTGAATAAAGTGGCATAGCTGTTTCCTCCTTTCAATTTGTTCTCTTATCTTCCGTGCGCTGCATACCAAGCATAGAAACCATCGTATTGTTCACGTCCCGGTCTGCCTTCGCTTAGGCTTGACGGAGCCTGCAGATGGCTGTGTCGTCCCGCGTTTAAGCCGTTTCCGTAGGCTTTTTTCACTGCTTTTTTGAGTTTTTCAGAAAACTCTCGCTCTTCTCGTTCGTTTTCTTGAAAAGCTTCCGCGAACACCTTGTACAAGTCATATGTTTCCTTATCTGGGTTAAACGGCGCAGTCCTGTAATATTCTGTTATAAACCATTTCTTACCGTCGATGCTTGTCAGATAAAATCTGGTATTTGGAATCGGAATACTTCCCATCATAGTCATTCACACATCAGCCATTCGTTTAATTCATGGAGAATTTCATCCGCATCTCGAAAACCACCGGACCCGTGATATTGGTTCTGTTCCCGCTCATCCTTCAACGTTTTTACCGTGGCGAGCAGCTTATCTTCTTTGCCTTTCGCTTCGCCTTTGGCAAAAGCTGCTTTTTCGGCCTCGTCGATGCGCTGGTATCTGCTCTTTCGTTCCTTTTCGATATAAAGCAGGCCATTGGCTACTGCGCCGAGGAATGCTTGCATCTCAGATTCCGGGATGAGTTCCTTTCCGTCCTTGTCTCTAGATACGCTGCAATAGCCATTATCGTCATAACGGATGAAATAAGGAGAGTTTGGAACCTGTTGCGTTTTCATGGCTTTTCCATCCTTTTCTGGAAGACTATCTGCCGGGAGTGTTTCCCGTTGCCCGCTGCTCGCCGCGTGGAGGCTGTCTTTTTGAGCAGCTGCGCGGACAAAACCGCGCTTTTGAGTTACAAAATGAAGGCTGGGAAAGCCCACGGTTTCAACCGTGGGATGATAGGCCGACAATAATGGTTTTCTTCGTATCTACCAATATAATTGTAATGTGACGATGTTGTGATATAAAGTTCATATATCTGTAACATAAATTTGTCTGAATTGTGACAAAATAGATACATGAAAAGAAACTACAGACGCACAAAAGCAACCGTTTCTATGATAAATTATCACTTTGTGTTTTGCCCACGCTATCGAAGGAAATTATTTCTGGTGGATGGGTTTGAAGCTCGTTTCAAGGAACTTGTAACTCAAATTTGTGAGCAAAACGACATTGTGATACTGGCAATGGAATGTCATATAGACCATTGCCATCTTTTCGTGAATGCTCCGCCTACATTAAGTGCTGCAGAAATCATGAAAATTATTAAAGGAACCACCGGCAGGATACTCAAGCAAGAGTTTTTTCCTGACACGGTTATGCAAATGTGGACACGCAGCTATTTTGTAAGCACTGCCGGAGATGTGTCTACCGCTACGATTCAACACTATGTGGAACAGCAAAAAAAGAGAGGAGGGTAACTTTATGGCTTTCGGGAGCAAGAATAGCACGCCATCATTTGTATTGACATTGCCTCTTGATATAAGTCTCAACGAGCAAGACTATCTGTATAAGGAGTTCAAGAAATGTGGCACTATCTATAATCAGCTTGTCAGCGTCACTACGAAAATGTGGCATCAATTGCGCAAGATGCGCAAATATCGGGAATTGATGGCAGCTATTGCTAAAGCTGCTCCCGACAGCGATGAGCAGAAAGTCCTCTTTAAGCAACGCGAAAAGATGCTTAAAGAATATCGTTTTTCTGAAGATGCTTTTCATAAGTTGGTTGTGCCGTATGCAAGGCACTATGCCATAAACTCCCATATAGCACAGGCAGTTGCCTCTGATGTTTGGAAAGCATGGAACACTTTCTTCTTTAGCAAAGGAAAAGAGGTTCACTACAAAAGGTTAGATGATTTAGCAGCTATCTCCGGAAAAAACAACTTCACCGGTATCGTGCTTCGCCCGGCAAACCTCACTACAAGCAATATAGAGTCGGCTAAGCGCAAGGCGCAAAAAGCCGTTGAGAAGCGATACGATGATATGTACGGGCGACCTGACCCTAAAGACGATAAGAAAGTCGTTCTTCCCGATGAGGTAAAACCACAAATGGAAGCTGAAATTGCTGCCGCTATCGCAAAAATAAAACCCACTATCGGAAAAGGCAACCTGCGCATTGTGTACGGAAAGCATGAATTTCCTGTTGTGTTGCGTAATCCTAAAACTCAGACAGGAAAATATCAGCAGGAAGCTCTCAAATGTGGAGTGAAATACTGCCGCATTACTCGTAAGTGGGTTAAGACCAAGTGGAAGTATTATGCACAATTCATCTTAGAAGGCTATCCTCCCACAAAGTGCGACGGTAACGGCGTGATGAAGCATCCTGTCAATCAAGGGCGCATAGGTCTTGATATCGGCACGCAAACGCTTGCCATTAGTGGTAAAGATATCTGCGATTTGAGAGTTCTTGCGCCATCAGCAAGAGCGCAAGCAAGAGGACTCACTAATCAGATTGCTCGCACACAGCGTGCAATGGACCGCTCACGCCGCGTTACAAATCCGAAATATTATAATCCGGATGGCACGATAAAGAGGCTGAAGCGCCAGCATAGTCACAAACAAAGGCGTGACTGGAAGTACAGCAAGCGCTATTTCCGTTTGAAAGCAAAACTGCGTGACTTAAACCGCCGATTGGCGGATATCCGCAAGATGGAGCACAACATCCTTGCTAACGAATTGCTGCAGCATGGCAACGAGTTTGTGGTTGAAGACATGAACTATAAAGCATTGCAGAAACGCAGCAAGGAGACGAAAACCAACGCTAAAACTTGCAGAGCACATACTAAAAAACGGTTTGGCAAATCGTTGAGCCGCTGCGCCCCCGCAATGTTTATTTCCATCCTGAACAAAAAAGCCAATCGTTATGGCGGCAGCGTTATCAAAGTCAGCACCTTTGAAACAAAAGCCTCGCAATTTGACCATACAGATGAAAGCTACACCAAGAAGAGACTTTCCGAACGAATGGCACACCTCAGCAGCGGAGAAGTAGTCCAGCGTGACCTGTATTCCGCTTTTCTGCTTGAATATATAAATACTGAATCTTTGGAATACAATACAAAAGCTCTTAACTCAGCTTTTCCTGCATTCTTAGTGATGCACGAAAATACAATAAAGCACTTGCAGAAGGATAAAAGCTACCTTCCTGCAAGCGTAGGGTTCTAAAATAATAGTTTTTCGGGGAATTCGACACATTCCTCGTTAGAGAGCTGCCTCGCAAGAGGTGAAACTTCCTTCGGAGGATGCACTTAAAAGAACTGGGAATGCAGACAAGTATGTTGGTCAACCTTTTAGGCTGGATGCTCATTGTGCGCTACACCCGTAGCGCATGGTGGGAAACCGCATAACTCGCTGCCTTGTATGCGGCATGGTGATAAGCCTTGCCACCGCCACCCGGGAATCCCACGATTTCAATCGTGGGAGGTGTCAAATCTCTGCGTTAAACAGGTTGCGGAGCTTGTAGGTGATATCCTCGCTGTTGCCGACGATAGCTGCCGCCTCGTTGATGGAAGCGAGCTCCGAAAGACTATCCGCTGCGTAGTTGTAGCTGATGGTGTAAATGGGGATATCCATACCGGCAATGATGTTCTTCGTATCGGAGAAGTCATATCCGGTATTGTTGTCACCGTCCGTGAGCACAAAGATGATAGGCGTACAGTTGCCGCCGAGTTCCTGAGATTTCTGGTAGATGCGGTCCATAGCAACGCGAAGACCGTTGTACATTGCGGTGCTGCCGTTCGCGTCGAGGGAGTTCACGGCACCCTTGTACAGGGTTTTCTGGGTCAGGGAGAACTGGTCAATGGGCAGGTACTCTCTGACATCCGAATCGAAGCCAATAATGCCGATATAGTTGTCGTCATTGATATACTGGATGGTGTTTATCATCGCGGTTTTCAGGGCATTCAGGGGTTCGCCGCGCATCGAGCCGGAAGTATCGACAACGAACTCCGCCACGATAGGAATACCGGAATCTTTCTCTTCCTTCCAGACACTCTGCGCCTGTGCGATGGTATTGCCGTCGTATACTTTGCCGGTATAGACATAGTCATCGAGGCCATTGAACCCGTCCTTCGTCGCCTCGGCCTGGTTCTGAGCGCAGAAGGAAACGAAGGCAGCAATAACTTCCTTCTTCTCCGCAGAGACATTCCCGATGGAATACAGAGGATTATCGTGCCGGACACCGAACGGGATGAACTCGTAGTTGCGCTGTAAGGTCGGGTCATTCTGGTAGGACTGATACTCCATCACGACACCGTCCACGATGCCTTTGTCTGCCGACTGGACCATCTGCTGGGTCGTGAAGGATACGAGCGGAACATTCGCCTGGAATCTCTGGAAATTCTCAACAGCAGCCGTATCGACAATCGTGTCGCTGCCGCTGCTCGCAAGAGCCGCAAGCAGGAAGTTGAGACCCGTTGCACTCGTATAGGGGTTCGAGTATCCCATCATGAGTTTGCCATCGATAGTTGCGTTCAGAACGGAAGAAACAGACGCTTCACCGTATTCGGAGCGAAGCATATCCCCTGTCTTCTTAGATACAAGAATACCTGCCACATTGCCGGCCAGACGGTCAGCCTCGATGGTCAACTCTACGCCCTCGTTCTTCACCAACTCGCCAAAGAGCGTATTTGAGGGGGTATAGCACTCAGGCTGATACTTTCCCGTCGAGACGTACTCAGCCGCTGTGCCGGACGGAACGGAGCGCAGAGAGACGCTCATGGTCTTGTCTCCGGAAGTCTTGTTGTGCTGGGCGTTGAACTTCTTTGCCATGCTGGTCAGGAAAGAATCAGAGCCGGATTCTGCTGCTTTCTCGCCGGAAGAGAAGATTTCAATGTTGACATCACCGTTCCCCTCCACCACAAACGGGTAGGAGGAGTCGATATCCGGCAACTCATCTTTCGCGTCCAAAAACTCCGATACATCAAGCTGCTGCGGGTTCACAGATACTTCCTGTACCCCGATGCGTTTCATCTTCCCGCTCAAATCCGCATACGCCTGCTCCGTCGTCATCGTATTGGTGCTGATATTCGAGTCCCGCATCACCGTCTGGGAGAACACCGCCAATACCACGCCGACGACCGCTAAGGTCGCTACTATCGGGAACACACCTTTTCTTGCCATGCTCAATTACCTCCATTCAAAGTGTCATATCGTTTCAAAGCCACGCGGCTGATTTCCTCGTCCTGTTCAAGGTCTTGATTTGTTTTGCTGATGACATCATCAAGTCTTGACATTGCTAGGGCCACATCGGTATCCCACGGATTCTGTGCTGAGCGCCGATTGAGTGCATAGGCAAGAGAATCTAAGCGCAGGATAAGACGCTCATTATCATGGACCACATTGTTTATCGTCTTGATGATACCAGCGTATATCTCCTGCTTCTTTTTAGCTGTATCGGTATCTCCGAACGAGATAATGCCTTGTTGGAAAGCTTTGTATTCTGTCTCATCGAACATCGATGCCGAGCGAATAGCGTCATCCAGCCGGTCATAGAATATCCGTTCTGCAGATGCCAACAGCGTCAGGCACTTCGCCTGCTCTCCGGAAGTCTTGCTGTCCTGCGTCATGCTGTACGCTACCGCCATCTTCTGCCCGAACCGCATGACCTGATATAGCATCTGGTCGGCTTGGTCTGAGAACACGGCTTTCGTTTTTACGGTCGCGTTAATTTTCTCCGCATAGACTTCTTCTCGGTTCATGGGCTTATCCTGCGCAGGCTTTTCCGATTCCCGCCGTTTCTCCCTGTATCTGAATACAAAGTACCCGCACAGGAGCAAAAACAGCACTGGTGCCGCGTATTTTGCCAGAAGCACAAAGAACAGCGGTGCTCCGTGCATATACTCAATTGCGTAGTAGGTATGGATATACGCCTCAACCATATACACGGCAGCTGCTGCTATGATAAGTACGCATATACAAAACATCTCTGCCCCTCACCCTTTCCTTCTCAGGCAATCCTCGCACACGGTTCGAAAACAATCCGCAGATGGTCTCTCGTGTTTCGGAAGCGGCTTTACCGCCTGAATGTGAAGTTTCGCGCCCTGTTCCGGGGTCCTGCCGCAGACAACGCACCGGAACTTGTCCCGCTGCAAGACTTCGTACTTGATTTGCGAGGATGCCTGCCTCCGCTCGTTTTCCCGCTGCTGACGTTCCCGTTCGTGTGCCTTAGCGAGTCTTACGAATTCCTTAGCTTCTGCCATCGAATAGGTCTTAGACTCCTCCATCGGCTTGCCCTTATGCGGGACATACTGCTTCACCGCAATGAAGGTCGTCTCGGTCACTGGAGTGCCGAACACCGCTGCATTGACCAGCTTCTTCTCATAGTGCTTATACAGCCAGAAAGGGATTCTTCTCCCGCAATCATTGTCCTTCTCGGTCCAGTTAGGGATGCTTTTAAGTTCTTCCTTATATGCCGCAAACTGAATCACATTCGATTGCGCCCATCCGAAAACCTCCTCAAACTGGGGAATCTTTTTCCGAACAGTGCTCATGAACAGCTTATCGAGGGAAGTGCCCTTATACTCTTCAAGGGATTCGAGCGGGTATTCAAGGCGGATTTCTTCGTCTACATCATAGAAGTCATATCCCTGATTGACTTCCTCAACGCCTGCCAGAATTTCGCTGGTATTGCGTACATCCTTCTTGGCGGCAGAGACGACGAGAAGCCATATACCGGCCAAAACAGCCAATGCGACAACAATTACCACGGCAATCGTTACCGGTGACATTACTGCTATCTGGTCCTCTACCCAAAATGAAAACTCTTCCGGCATATCAATCAGCCAGTCTATGAAATTCATCGGTTTACCGTACATTTGTGACTCCTCCAAAATTCCAGAACTATCTGGAAAATCTCTTTCTGATAATTTCTGTGCGGACAATACCGCTATGACTGCCCTTGATTTTCATTATCTGCAATTCGCACAAATCGGCAACTTTTTCGCGTAAAAACAAAAAAGCAGCCATCCGTGATGGATGACTGCAAAAAATATCGGTGAATTTCGGAAAAATGTTGCAAACGGCCTTGCAAACCCCCAGAAAAATGTCGCAGCGCTTAGAAATGTGCCTGGTCAATGTTGTTTTTCGTTAGAGTACGGAGATGACAGAAGAGCGCTCGTGTCGAGCACATAATATTTTTCTGAGATTCGTACCTATCGTTTCAGGTATTTTCTTGGATGGTATCGAGGATGTCCTTCTTTGTGCCGCGCACCGAACAGCCATTATCCTCAAAGACAGCAAACAGCGTTTGCACGAATTTCTCGTTCTCATCTTTCGAGATGTCTGGCATCCAGAAAGAGTAGTCACCATCGCCGTATCTGAAGACGATGCCTTCAATTTTCGGGTTCTTGCTCATAGTGTCTCCTTTCTTTCCGTTCTGAGCATTCATTTAGCATACACGTTCGCAGCCAGCACCCCAACAGCGATAATACCGGTCACGAATAGAAGCATGCAGGCGAACATAATACCGAATGAAAGCATAAGGTATGAGATTTGTTCGACCATACTCAGCAGACGAATTTTATCCGTTAGTGCTTTAATTTCATTTTCCGTATCTTCCATCTGTGTCTGATGTTCTCCCGCCATGACCAAAGCCTCATACGCCCCGCCGAAACTGAATTCATCGTCCGACAGCGGCTTGCTTTTGGTCTGCATCATGAGGTCTATCAGTTTTTCTTCGAGTTCTGCTTCCTTTGCGCATTTTTCCGCGTCTTTCTCATCCAGCATCTTGCCCGACACCTTGTAGCAAATGAACGATGCAATGCAAAGCAGCGCTGCAATGACAAGCGAAAAAATGAAAATCATGATTCTACCTCGAGAGGAAGCTGCTCAAACGGCAGCGTAAGATAGTTATACAGGGATTCGGCAGTCGGCATATCGTAGCGCATCCGGCGACCATCTTCGAGGTCGAACCAGATGCATTTGCGGACATCCTCATACAGCCACCACTCAATGGTGTCCGCCTTGTCGTCCAGTTCTTCTTTGAGGATGCGGAGCAATGCTGCAAGATACAGATTGTCAGCATCGAACACTACTGCCGAGTCGCAGATTTTGCCGAGCGCATGGTCAAACTCTGAGATTTTCCGGTCTTGCTCTTGAATGTCGGCAATCGTCTTGCAAAAAAGTTCCTTGGAAATCATTGTTTTCCTCTCCCATACAAAAAAGAGCCCCACCAATGACTAGTGAGGCTTTGGCGTATCAGTAGCGGTAATATCTCGGCACGATTTTACCGTTGTCGTTATCCATCATCATGGCTGCAAAGGTCTCCATCTCTGCCGGGGTGAACTCGGCGGTATAGTCGAGCGTGGTGTCGAGTTCTTTGGCGACATCCGACATTGCCTGCAGGAACGCAGCAAACGCCGGGACTTCCTTGTCGGTCAGCGTCACGCCGGTGCAGATGGACAGGTAATCCTCCCCCACATCCGCAACATCGTCCTCTTCTCGACCAAAGACACCATGCACGGACTCGATGGCAGCGAGCATCTTATCTACCTGTGCGGCAGTGAACGGCGTATCGGGTTCAAGCGACATCTCGAAGGTGTAGCAGAACCACTTGTGGATGTCCTTGACCGTCGATTCCGGCACATAGTCAGGGTTGTCGCAGAGTTCCTTGCCGTCAAAGGACAGCATGACAACATTGCTCTCCACATCGTAGTATTCGAGGCCCTTGTACCGAACCGCCTCGCAGCCGTATTCCTGCAGCACCTCGCTCCAGAAATTGTAGCCGTAGAAGTTCTCTGTGCTGAAAAAGTGAATCATCTCATAGGACAGGAACACCTCAACATCCACATCCGTCACCAGCCGGTCAAGGATGGCGGACATTTCCGGCGTGTGCTGCCAGTCGGTATCAAGACCTTTCAGACCCACGCCGCCGGTCTTATCCTGAACAAACAATACCGTCTTGCCATCGACCTTGATGTTCAGCTTATGCATCGACAAGGATTCGATGCTGGCGGAATTGATAAATTGAAGCAGATAATGTGCGAGGCAGCTGCGGATATCGTCCGCGTTGCTGTCTCCTTTCCGAATCGTGATGCGCTCAATGGCGACCAACTCAGTGCTCATGGTGTTCTCCTTTTTCTGTAAGCGGCAAGACTTATCCTGCGCAGCCAATGTTATAAATTTATTCGATGTTAGGTGATATTATATTGCTTGCAAGTAGCTGACAGCCAGTTTGACAAGCACATACACGCCCGCGAGGTTTTCTGCGATTTTGCAGAGGTATGTCATGATGCTGAACTTCGTCAGCCCTCTCCGCTTGAGCCCGAACATTGCCACGATGGACGCAGTAAGAAGGAACGCGATGGACATCATAGCCTGAACGCCGACCAGTATAAAGACATTAAGGCTGAACTGCACCATGTACTGTGCCTGCACATTTTCGATGCCTTGAAGATGTAAGGCGAGTTCCTCGAAAACAAACGCAAATCCAGTACAAATTGCGATTGCGAGAAGTGTCTGATTCAACACATCGTCGATGACCGAAGACGGCTTTCCGCTCTCAAATTGGCGGATAGCCGCCATTGTCTTCTTCCCGAACTTATAATCGTACACGGCGTTTCCCGCAAACAGCGCAGCCGACGACAGCATCAGTCCCGCCGTACAGATATTGACTATATCCATGCTGTCACCCCGTAGATTCATCAGAACGAAAACTTGCACTCACGGCGTTCGCGGCCGTTCCCGCCCCAGTAGTGACGCCAGCGCGGTGCTTTCCCGTCCCCCTCATTCTTGTACTTCTCTGCCACATGGTCTCCTACCGTAAAGACCTTGACATTGACCCTCTGTGCCTTGCCCTTGAACATAAACGGCTGACGGTCCTCTTTCTTGATAGGATTGAGGTGTACATCAGAGCCCTTGCTCGCGAGGTAGTAGGCGCAGAGCATCGCAAGGCGAACATACGGTGTGCCCTCGTTGTAGACAGGAGGAATCTCCTCCATCGTATCGGGGACTGCCACATCGGTGGTAGAGCGCTGATTCGCAGCTTTCTCAATATACTGCTTTGTGCTTCGAGTTGCTTCCGTCAACGTCTGCCCCTCCTTAATCCAGGCGGGCAGAGACAGGAACGCATAGTTCTCCTTCTCATTCGCAACGCCACCGACCAACACGATGCCGATAAAGGTATCCTTGGTCTTGGGCTCGAACTCGATATGTACGAACATACTGCAGTAATCCTTGCTGTCATACAGCGGCAGATAGAAGTCCTTGAATGCGAGGCGTTCGAGAATCTCGTGGTGGATGACGATATCGTCCGTATCCATCAGCAGTTCCTGAAAATCCTTGTCGAAATCATAGACGACCTTCTCCCGCGCCCAGTTCCCGATGGTGTAAATGGGGAAAACCTGTCCAGCCAACTCCTTATCAAGGCCCGGCTGACGCATCTTCTGCGCGACACGGACACACTGCATCATGGTTTCTTTCGTGTACTCGTCAAGAGTCTTGCCTGCCGGGTCCTGAAAGTCGAAACCGATACGGTTCGAACGGGTAACGGCGTTTGCAACCAATGCGATTCTCAGCTGCTCGTTAGTCATAGTATTTCCTCCGTAATTTATGATATATTGATTTTCTATTCGAAAGCTGTTCGCCAGCAAAAGCTGTTGCCCACTGTCCGCCCCGTGGAGGCCGCTTTGAAAAGACAGTTAGCGGATTTCTCCGCCGTTACGCCTTGATGTGCAGGCGTTCATTGATTTCTCGTTCAGTCTTACCCTTAGTGAGGAAGACAGGTTTTACCTTGAATTCCTTGTCCTTTACAATGCGCTCTAAGCATTCCCAGCTCTCACTGTCCGACAACTCGAAACCATACGGGTCAATATTCAGAAACAGCCAGATTGGTTCTGCTTGCGGTTCGCCGCACATCATCCAGACTTTCAGAATTTTCGTAATAGCGGCAATGCCTTTCTTCCACGAGACCGCCATCACGCGGCTAACATCGAAAACCAGAAGCCGGGGTTCCTGCGAATCCTCGACATCGACCTTGACGGTATGTGCAAGGACAAATCCTTCAGGAGTGGACTTATATTGCTTGACCGCCATCGGTAGTTGCCCGGGGATGAGCCTGTCGTGGTCTAAGACAAGCGCTGCATAGCTGCCGGTAACATCGAACAGGATGATTGCATCGGTACTTTTCTTCAGAATCCTGGCAAGCTGCTGCTTGCACCACGATGCGTTGATGACCTCGCTTTTGCCTGTCACCAGCGTATACCAAGCGTTAGTTTTTATTATCGGTTGCATATTCTCCTCGCGCTTTGGGTTATTTTTCAAATTATAACAACCTTTGCAACTAATTGTATTTGTGCTATAATAACATCACAATAAAATGTCGTTGTAAATGAGGTGGGCGCTTTGCAAATTACTTCCTGCTATCATACGCTACACCTATGTTTCATGTGGAGGCAGTCGTTTGCCTGACACACGAGGCGTGACAGGCAAAAATATATAGCCCGAAAACCATGATGAACAGGAGGTACCCAGATGAGTGAAATCACGTTGAACAGCCTTCCCAAGACCTTGGACGAGCTGAAGGCTATGCCCCAGGCTGCGCTGACTGTGCCGGAGGAAGTGGCCGCTTTGACAGTGGCGGCGCTGGCGCTGTACCCGGAAAACCCTGCCGAGACCGAGAAAATGCTGGATTTCCTGCGCGGTCCGCGTCCCTTGAACGGCATCGACAAACAGTTTATCCGCGACCGTTTTCGCGGCAAGGAATACCTGATGCGTTCCTACCTTGTCGGTTCCACACCGGAAAACAACTACACACCTGTGCAGCCGTACCGAGTCGCCGTTTCGGAAAACACTTACAGCCGGACGCAGTTTGTTGACGGGTACCTGACCTTATATGTGGCTTGCAGCGGCGCTGACAGCCCGCGCCCTCTAAAGCTACGCAACAAACCATCCACAGGGCAGTGGTTTTTGTGGGAGCAGCAGCTTTTGACCGGCATCCGTATTCCGCAGATAGCTGACCCCTGAGCATAACTCCCCGCCCTGCGACCTTACAGTTTTCCTGACAGTTAAATCGCTCTCGACCCATGGACAGGTCGAGGGCGATTTTTAGTTGTGCATTGCGACGCATAAAAAAGGAATCTCACTTGAGTGAACCTCCCCACCTAAGCCTTTCAGCTATAGATGGGGAGATTCACATGATAACAACCCATGATGTTTTCCTCCTTATTCAGTATTACTTCCGTTCTGGACAAATTATAGCCGGGTGCAGTCCCCCGTTACCCGCCGCTCACCGCTCGCTTGTGAAGGCTGTTGTCCTTAAGCGACAAAGCCTGAGAAATTGCTCAAAAGAAAAACCGTGACCACGAACACGCAGCCACGGTATAAAAACTGCCAGCCAAAGGCGGTGACCGGCAGGATAGGATGTACAAGCGAGCAGACATGATGGCATATGCAAAAAATCGCACTTAGAAAGGAAGGTTTTCTGTTCGGCGGGAAAGAGAAAGAGGTTCGAGAACCCGCCAGACCCATTTCCGCTTGTACAATTCTTATTCTATGCAATTCGCACAAACACGCAAGCAAAAAAAAGCAAAAAGAAATCCCCTCGCACCGAATGACCGGTACAAGGGGTTCTCACTTTGATAGAAAGAAGGAAGCTGCATCTCTGCAGCGCAGCACAGTGAACCTCCCACGACTAAAGTCGCGGGCTTCCATCCAATTTATTTAGGAAGGACTCCGCCTGCTGGGAATACAGCT